TTAACCCACTTTTCTCAGGAGAACCATTTCAGTTCCTCCATCATCGTTTATCAGTCTATCGACGCATGACATAAGCCTGTCAATTGTCGCTTTACTGTAATGCTGGGTGACAGTTCCGTGTCTATGCCCAAGCAGATCAGCAATATCCTCCTGTGAAACGTCAGCGCTACGTAGTCTCCTGGCAAATGTATGGCGCAAATCATGTACGCGCACATCATCCAAGCTAACCTTTGCGCGTGCGCTTTTCCACGCGCGATTATTCATCCGTGAAATTCTATTACCTTCCAGGGTAAATACCCACTCGCTTGACCTACCGCGCTGCGTGTTTACCGATGAGGCCGCAGTTGCGTTTAGCGGCACCATCTTATCGTATCCGTTCTTTGTTACCGATCCGGGTATAACAAACACGATACGATCACTGCCGGATACTGTAAATTCCCACTCCCATCTCAACCCGCATATTTCCTGATCCCTGCATCCAGTGTGTACTGCGAATGTTGCCATATTCGCAAGGTAAGCAGGCAGCTCCTTGAACAACCTTACCTGTTCGGCCTGCGTTATCGGGCGCGGCTTTCTTGGGTCTAGCTTCATAATCGGCAGCGTGGGTATTTTCTCAAGCCAGTAGTGCCCGCTTGCATCCCTCCATGCGGTGGCAGCATCGGATAACACGGCGCGAAACGCGCCTATTTCCCTCTTTATGGTTGATGGAGATACATCCCTTGACTTAATATAATCATCGAAAATTTCAGCTCTCACCGCAGATAATTGCATATTGCCAAAGCATTTGACGATATGGCTCAGTGCAATTATCTGCCGCTCTATGCCCCTCGCATCTTTGTTTTCCTTTACATACCGCTCGCATGCCTCGTCTACCGTGTGAGGCTCGCGCTCGCCATACAGAATTGTGCTCCTTACCCGTCGCGTGACTTCCTCAAGGAGCCGCTCCGCCTCTGCGAGATCACTGCTGTGGCAGCTTTCGAAAATCCTGACGCCGCAGATTGTTTTTTCAATATGCCAAATTCCACTCCTTTTTCTAAGGCCTGGTGTTGGTTTTGCCATTTTACTTGCTCCATTTTTTCCCCAGGCTTTCCGTTCGCCGCTTTATATTGATCTACCCACGCGTCAATCTCAAGTCTGTCGTAGGCCACCGAGCGGCCGCCATCCTCCTGAATCTTTGTCAGATATGGGCGCACCTTCTTGTTAAACTCAGGTTCAGACATGTCCACATAAGCCGGGGCGCGGGCTTGCCTGATTAATCGCGGCTGCGTGCTGCCTCTGCTCATACTACCTCCGATAAAGCTGATGCCCCGCTGTTTCCCACCAGTACCGCATCGGGTGGAATATCTGCATGACCAGCTCGTTGTGAATCCGCTTTTTCTGCACAGCGATCTCGTGATCTACGTTTGCCTTAAGATTTTCCCATTTTGATAATTGCACAAGCATTTTTTCGATTGTCATTGCTTTATCTCTTTTTCCGATTGATGCACTGTGAAATTCCCGCTTTGCGCCACAAAAGCCATCGGGCTACGAGGAACCACCCCATGCTGTTCCATGCATGCAACGCCAACAGCAACTACCTTGCGTAACTCGTCGAGTGCTCCGGTATCTCCGCTCTGGCTCATGTAGGCGCGTTCTGCGTCGCTCAGCAGTTGGCGCATAATGAGTAACCAAGACCCGACTTCGTGCGGATGTTGTTCAATAGTTCCCCACTTTCTATTTTGGTATACGCGCTCGTCATTAATTGCTGAATAAATTGCTTTTCTGTCTATCATTGTTTTTCCTGTGTTCATGGATCGATCCTTTTGAATTCGATAACCCATACCCACGGATTTTTATCCCATGAGCCGGGGCCGTTGATTGATTCCCATAATTCTTTATAGGCATCCTCTGCGTAGCACTTGTTGTTCGGGTGCGGCGTAGTATGCGTAGCGTGATAAAAATCACCTTCGCGCCCATGTGTAATTCGGTTAATTCCTTCTGCTAGGACATCTTCTGTGCTAATACCCTGCAACCGCTCGACCCTCACACCAGTAATCTCCAGCACTATACGGCTGGCCCAGCGCGGCATATGAATAGAGGGGTGCCAACGAATACCTCCCGCACCGCGATCAAACGATGCTTGGTAAATTGCCGCATAGTCGACATCGTTATGGTTAATTGTTATCGGCACACCGGCGCTACGAGCATATGCCATGCTAGGAACAATTGCGTGTGTTTCACGTACCCACAGCCAATCATCCTTACGCCCATAGGGACACTTCCAATTACCGCCAGCTCCACACGGATAACGCCACGTACCAAAAGATGAGTTATAGGTAATAGGTTTATCGATCCATCCTTGTACGTCGGGCTGGTTTTTTATAACCCGCCGTGTTTGCGTTTTTCTACCGTCAAGAATGGCTCGAACCATGCCGCCTGAAAAAATGATTGGTCGTTCTATTTTCGTCATACAATCAATATTTCCCGTTGATTATTTGAACACATTCCTGGAACGTCGCTTTCCCCGTACCACCGGAGCAGCCAAGTATCACGCCATTTTGCGCGCCACATTTTTCCGGGGTAAACCCCGCTGGGTATTGATGAGCTGTATTCACTCAAACGATTTAGATCATCATTACTCATGAGCGCATGCGTATCGTCAATAATGATGTTTTGCAACGACGGCTGATCCCAGCATTTACCCATTGGATCGGTTATTTTTGGTATTGTATTTATTGCCATCACTCACCCCTTGCTTTTGCGTACATTGCCCGGTCAAAATCGTGCATGGCAGCAATAGGTGTATCCCCAAAACCGCAAACTCCTGATTGCAGATCGTCACCCCACAAAAAACAGTAACTGTTTCCGTCGATTTTTGGTTTGATGCCCAATGCAACAGCCCAATAATTACGTTTAATCGCAGCCTCTTGCTCAATGGCTATAAGTTCACCAGCATGCGCGTGGAAGTGTTCAGGTATGTTCATGACTAATTACTCCTTGCTTTTGCGAGTATGGCGCGGGCGAATCCATATAAGCACTCATTTGCTCGCATGGCCCCAACTTCCGAGCACCATATTCTGAAAATCTCCCCGTCCGTAAGTTCGCGCAGCGGTGCTGGATGCGTATATAGATTTTCATAGTTCGGATGATCCTTGATTTCCGCTATATCTTCGTCATCCAGGTGATCTGCGTTAAGAATTATCGGAGCGCCGACTACTCTCGCGAATGCTACCGGCTTCTGCTCAACCTCCGGTAGCGCATGGTAAACGGCGCTATAAATAGCGTCAGCGCTTAGATCGGCGGGGAGCATGACACTTCTCAATATGGATTGCAGTACTTCACGCGTTGGCTCTTTCTGTAAAGTTTTCATTCCGCACCTCCAGTAATAGTTGCATTTCTACCCCTGCTTCTCTGCTCCAGCGCAAACCCGTTACCGGCTGACCGCGATTGCGCAAACTCCATTTCACGCCGATAAAAAAACGTCATTGTGCGCGCCCACAAAATGGGTATTGGAATGCCACAGTCCATATCCCAACGCACAGATTTATCACTATCGCGCAATACCAGGGCGCGGGTTTCGTCATACGGCAACGCACTGAGCATCATTAATTGCGTGTCGTGCTTAATGCGCATGTCATCAAGCTGTTTTTTAATTGCAGCGGTTTCTGCTTTCGACTGGCGCAGTTTTTCTGTTAGGTGGTCAATTGCGGTCATTTGTATCTATCCGCACTCCGGTTTGTCGAAAAACCGTATATGCTCAACAGGAATATTACCTATGGTTCCGTCCTGTCGCTCAATAATTGCGGTGGTAAAATTCCCTGCCCCGCCCTCAAACTCTTCGTAATTGGTGCCAAATTGATGAAATATGGCCTCATATTGTCCTGTGAGAACATTTCGCCCGTTTTCACATTCGTACACGCTAACCATAACTTTTCTGATCATCTAATCCCCCTCTGCCGCCGCAATTTGCGGCGCTCGCTGTAATTGCGTCTGCTGTTTATCTGGATTTTGTCTATTGACCAGTAGCGGGAATGGGCGGTCATGCGCTAACCTCATCTTGTTTTTTAAAAACAAACCGCGACGGAGACCAGTCGCAATTAATATCTGTATCAACATGCCCAAAAATAAATTTGCAGCGACTAATGTGTGCGCAATCTCCGCATGTAAGCCCTGCGGGAAGCATCATTTTGTCAGGGTCTTCAGGATTGTAATTTAGGCTATTACTCATGATGCACTCTCCGCAATTTCTTGCGCATATGCTGGATTTTCTCTAAACGAAATAGGCTCGAATTCGTCGAGCTTAAGTCCGAGGCGCTTGCCGTCACGCGCCGTTACACTCACAGCACCCCATTTATTTACCATACAGTCGTGCTCGCCAGCGGCAACGCCAGCGCCACGGAACGGGAAATCTCCGAACTTATCTTTTAAAACGCGGATGCGATCAGGAATAAACCTGGGCATTATTTTCAGTGCTGCGGCCTTATAATAGACATAATGTTTTTCAAGATTTATGCAGTATTCACGATGCATGCAAGCATTGAATTCGCTATGAATGGTCATAATGTAACTCTATCGATTTCGGCTATTACGGAATCAATAAATATGGCGGTATCTGCCATAACGCAATCATTCTCTACTATGTCTGATTGTGTCTGTTTTAGCGCAGCAAGCAACCGATCGCGCTGTTTTTCAAGCTTTGCCGCATATGTACTCGCACCTGCCGCCGTCCATCCTCCATCAAGCGCATCTTGCGGTAATCCGGCGCATGCGTTGACGCAAGCTACAGCTCGGCGCATATTGAGAATTGACTGTTCATCGCTTTCACTTGTTGCATACAGCATGAAGTTAGCTATGAGCTTACAGCCTGGGCCGGTTATGTATCCTGGTTCAGTTTCAGCCACGTACCACGGCTCATTTTCATGAGACGGCTCCCTTTCGTGAGCGGTCATGCGGCCTCCTGCATTTTTTGGTTTTCGATAACACCGCCCTCAATCCAGTACGATTGATTCACGCGACTCGGTAAATTCGGTGCGGATTTGAGAGTTCCCAGCACGATTGCCGTTTCAATTTCTCCCTGCAATGCCAACTCTTCCAGCCAGCAAAACAGGTCTTCACGACCCTTCAGGCTCAGCACGTCGAAACCGTCCAGCACGATGAATTTCAACCCGGACAAATGACTGATAGCCTCGGCGATCATTGCGTCAGCGCGCCACTTTGCGGATACCGATAACAACCTGTAGTCGATGGGCTGCTCGCCTTCTTCGGCAGCGTAGATTTCCATATCCGGACCGATATTGATGCGCTTCCATTCGGCGATATTGGCCGAGTACGCAAGCCGCTCGTTAATCGGTTCGAGCGCCGCTTTCAGCATGTCGCCAGGTATGCCGTCGGGCGCCAGGGCGTCGGCGATCTTCGACCAGTCCGACACGCTGTTATGTGCGACCAGCGCTTTTTTTGTATTTACGTCCGCCTGTTCTGCAGCGGTTTTGGCTGATTTCAATGCGTCCAGCGCACGTCTTTTTTCCTGCTGTTCGGCCTGCAGTTTTTCTGCCGACTCACGGGCGGCGTCGATCTGCCCCGGCGCGGGCGCATCGCCGAGCGTTGAGTTGATCTCCTCCAGCTGCGCCTTCGCCTTCTTGGCTTCTTCAATGGCGCGCTTGCCGTTGTTTACGCAGGACTCCAGTAGTGCGTAGGATTTTTCGTGCGTCGCTATGCCGGACTCGGTAACCGGGTTTTCAACTTCCGGTAGTTCTGGATATGGTTCCAGCCTATCAACCTGAAAATACAGTGCTGCGCCGCACTCCGGGCAACCGTACATGGTTGGCGTGTGGCTTTTGATGCGTCCACGCATATCCTCGATTAAGGCGCGCTCGCGCTCCAGATCGGTTTGATCTATTCCGAGTTTGCGCTGCAGACGTTCAATCATGCCGGCCTTCTGTTCCAGCTCGGCGCGGCGCTGTAGGCTGTCTTGATGCTGCTGCCATGACTGATTTAGCGCGCCCAGCGTTTGCTGAGCGATCGGCAGGCGTTCGCGATTAATAAAATCAATTTGCTTTTCCAGATCAACAATCGCTGCTTCGTCAAATTCAGGTTTTGACACCTGCCAACCATCCGCTTTTTTCTCGCCGTACACTTCGCCGGTTATCGCCTTCCATGCCGCTTTTTCATCTCGCGCACGTTGCGCCGCTTCCTTATTTGCGGCATCGAATCCAGAGCGTAGCATCGGGAGTATGATTTCTGTTTTTGTTGCATCACAGCCTCTTTCCAGTAGCTTGGTTTTTACGAATTCCGGTTTGGCCGATACCCCCATTAAATCAAACAGGAGTGCGCGGCGACTGTTTGTATCGAGCCGAGCAAATCGGCTTGTAGCGAGCAAATAGGTCAGCCGCTCTGACGCATATTCGCCGACGCCAATCTTTATTTGCCGCGGCGTTATCGACGCCGAAAACGTGCCAACATTCGTTTCTATGCAAATTTCAGCGCGCTTGTCGGTTGATCCATGGTTGATGAGCTCATGCGATTCGCTCTTCTTGCTGACCCGGCACAGCTCGCCGGTCAGCGCCAATGCGATTGCGTCGCGGATACTGCTTTTGCCGGCTTCGTTGTTTCCAGCGATCACCGTTACCGGTACGCGTGCCGATATATTTACCGACCGCACGGCGAGAAAGTCGGTGATGCTGATACTTTGGATTTTCATTATTCAATGCTCCCGATGTTTCCGCGACGGCGCTGGCCGGCCTGCTGTTTCGGCGACTTCTTTGCCGCTATCGCCGCGTTGAGTTGCGCCCATTCGGATTCGGTGAATTGGCCCGGTTGTTCGGTTTGCGCGTTATTCAGTTCGCGCTCGGCCTCGGCAATATCCGCTTCTGCGCTGGATCCGTTGATGTAGTCGAGCCATGGCGTGAGTTTTTCTGACGGCGCGCGCTGCTCTGAGTCCAGTTTTTGCTGATGGCGCTCTTGGCGTGACGTGCTTTGCTGGCGAGTTTGTTGCACCGGATCAGGCTCCGGTTCTACATTTTTAGTGAAATTCTTTGGCAGTGTTTCGCCTTGCTTGTGTTCCAGGCTGGTTACTTCGCCGGTTTCCGTGTCGATGTTTTCGTCTTCGTAAATCGGCGCGTCATCAGGAACCAGGTTGTAATCGCCGTCTATCGCATCGAGACCTTGATCCTTACCTGCGTCTGCCATGCTGTCCAGTGCAGCAGCGGTCTGGAACTCAATGGAAAGCGGCAGGTATTTTGACAGTCGGCGAATAACCGTCTTGCGCCCCATTTCTGTAAAATGATCCCACCAAGGCGAGTTGGCTTTTACTTTTTCACCCGTCTTTTTTCCGTTCTTCCATTCGTCCTTATATGCGCTTTGGCTGCTGTCGCGGATACTTTCAATTTGTTGGCGGCTCATGAATTCAAACGAGTGTCCGCCGTCCTTGAGTTTGGCAACGGCATAGAAACCAATGATTTCTCCCCGCTCACCGAGAGCCGGTTTATGCTCCAGCTTTTCATCCAATCCATAAACCATTTCAAAGTGGTCTTTCTCGCATACCTCGTGAGCGGCAATGCTGACAATCTGTCCAGAACGGCGCGCCAGATCGATCAGTCCCTTGTAACCGATAATGACCTGGACAGAATTCACCCAGCGCTCATTGCCCTGTGGATCCTTGCGCTTGGTATTGAACGGAACCAGATATGCATGACCCAGCACTGTATTGGGCTCCAGCCCCATCTGTGCGCACTGGTCGATAGCGCCGATCAGGCTGGGTACGTCGCACTTTGCAAGGGCTGGCGTCGTTGTGGCGGCAATCTGAGCTACTTTCAGAAGCCGCTCAATATTCAGGTGCTGCGGCAGCATCTTGGCTATTTCCGCCTTTTTGCTGTTCAGCAGGTAGGCTACCTGCTCCTTGGGCTTCATTTCGGAAACCGGACGATGCTTTCCTTGGCCGGATTTCATATCGGATAAATTTTGTACTTGTGCATTCATGGTTTTATTCCTCTTTAAATGGGCAGCTTTTGTAGCGTGCGCAGTATTTCTCACTACAAAGTAATGACTTGGGGTTCGGGTAAAACCTGCCCGTCCTGAACATGTCTGCGGCGAACTCAATCAATCCCGGTTGATCTTCGGTCCCGACCATTACGCGCTTTGCGTTGTTGATTTCTCCGTAGCCTATTTCCGGCGTACCTTTCGTTTTCAGGCCGATGATTTCACCCGGAGCCGATATTTCTGTTCCCGTGCTGTGTTCGAACAGCAGTTCGTAGGTTCCGATCTGCGCGCCATGGCCCTTGGTGACTGCCGCCTTTTTCTGCACCGCGTTCGATCCGCTCTTCAGATCGGTTATGCCGATAGCGCCGTCTTTGTGTTTATGCACGCGCGCCCGATCCAGTGTCCCGGTCAGCCTGACATGGATATCCGAGCCGCAATCGATTACCAGCGGCTTCGTTTCCATCTCAACCGACACGTAGTCGTAATTTGGCGCAACCTCGGCGCAGTATTTCGATAGCAGACTGATACCGATGCGCTCCGCGTCCTTTACTGACAGGTCATCTCGCGCTGGGTCGTATTCGTTTTCCGGGTCGCGCAACTTATCAACCAGCACGCCGGCTGCATCATCTATGGTTAGCGAGTCGCCGGAGATACGCGCCTGATCGAAAACAGCGGTCCCAGCATGGATAGCGGTTCCCAGCGCGGCGCGCAGGCCGATTGTATTTTTCATTCCAAGAAGATGAACGCCCTCCCACTTCATAGCGCAGTCAAACAGACCAGCCCATGAACTCGCTCTAACAGTTATCTCAGTCATGCCGCCCTCCTCATCTCCAGCCGCTGCCGCCTTTCTTCCCGAGCCATTGCAATAATCTGCTGCTCCAGCTCGCGGAATGCACATTCGAGAATTATTTCCGTGACATCCTTGCCTTGATAGAAGACCTTGTCGATAACGACGCTTTCCGGCGCTCCCGGCTCTGATTGCGTAGGTCCATATCCGCGCTCGTAATCGCAGTGCACCAGAACCACATCGTTGTTTAATTTGCATTCGACTATGTTTATCATTGGTCACCTACCCTGCTGAGTGCGGAAACGTCAGCGTTTGCCACCAACTCGGCATCTTCGCTATCAATCCGCCCTGAAATACCGATTAACGCGAGGATCAGCATCAAAATTGCCAGCTCACGAAGTTTTTTTATTACGATGCCTGTTGTTAAACGTCGGCGCGCCCACCGTAGCGACATACATGATCGATATTTGCAGTGCATGGCATACGCGATAAGCGCGTGTCTCTGATTAATGCTCTGGTTCATGATTACTCCTGCTGCGAATTAGTACCGGTATGCGATCCGGTAACGGACAACCTGGATTGACGGGATTCGTGTATCTAACGTCCCCAGCCGGTTGCCATGATTCCGATAACACTCGGTTTTCTTGTGTGCACTACCTACCCTACGTAAACTTCATTTATCCAGCGTTTTACGGCGCTTTCGGATAAAGGAAGCGCCCTCGTGAGAAGGCGCTATACCTGGAGCTCTGGATTAATCTGGATCGTGCGTTTGCAGCGCTTCTTCGATTTCTTCTTCAGCGTTCGGATCTGCCGCAGCCAGTACCTGGGTCTCAGGATCGAAGTCGCCGACGATCAGCTCCCTGTCGCGCAAAGTATCAATTGCGTCCTGAAGAAACGGATCGATTTCAGATTTTTCATTTTCATTGGTCATTTGTATTTCCAAAAGTTGTGTTTAAAAAGTGCGTTCTCTCCCGCCGTCGCGAATCTTTCGGCCATCGTTGCGGCTGTAACGGTAATCAGCTACCGACTGCTTTGTTGATCCGGCTACCGTCGCTTTGATTTCAGTGTTTCCTTTCTAAGCTGCCTATACGGCAGCGAACGGCAACCGGATCAAGAAAGCATTGGGTGCGCGCTCTTACCCGGCGCGCTTAGGATGCGATACATACAGCCAACCGCTATTGCGCAAGCGGAGGTGTAACCAGGACTGACTCGCGTCTTTTTTCCGTGCGCGAGGACACGGTGTATCGCATTCGCTTTACCGACCATTCTGGTGACATCAACAAAATGGTCAGGAAAGCGCCTTGTAACCAAGGCAGCAGAATTACGCTGTCGCATCGGTTTCTTTTGCCGGTTGCGGCATTTGGTAGACGAGCCGGAGGAATCTGGCTTCATCCGCACGATCACAATCGTCACCGACCAAGGCGATCCAGAAGTTGTTTACGCCGGTTGCTATTGCGCGATGGCAAGCCGCATCAGCACCGCTTTTGGATTTTTCTGCCAGATCAACGGCGATTTTGATCTGCCGCTCGGCCTCCTCGGTTATCTCTGTGTACGTCCAGGTTTTTTGTGTCATGTCGTCCTCGCGTGTTTTTTGGTGCCGGCATTCTTCCGTCCACCGCTTTGTTGAGCAGGCCCACTGTTTGCCCTGCGCTTTACGCGCTGTAACCTGCTCAAGAAAGCGCCCTTTTGCTATCAAGGGCGTTCGTTTGCTCCGCGCTTCGGTTCAAGGGCGCGTCAGGCCTTGGGCGAAATACGCCTTTTATCCTCCGATGAGTCCGTGGGACTCGCTGTTAAAGAGCGCCGCCCGGTTGGGTGGGTGGCTGCGTCGGGTGAAATATTACACTTACCGTGTAATTTATGTCAACACATTACGTGTAAATATTTTTATAATCCCCTCGCGCCAACCGACAGGCACAAAAAAACCCGCTCGTAGCAGGTTGCGGGCAATAAAAAGCCCGCCGAAGCGGGCTGATTTTGTTATGGGCAACAGGTAGCGCTATAGTGACATTTCTTCCTGTTTTGCAGTTTCAATCCGCTTAAATGACGAAACGAGCATAAATCTAGGTCTTCCTCGCCCATCCATTTCGTACTCACCCGTTACCTCTACTGTTGAACCAAGTAGCGGACGCACTGCTTCAGCGGTAACTTCCGGAAATACACACCGCAAAGTACCTACCCCAGAGATGTTGCGTAAATGGAATCTTGTCTTATCAAGGTCAACCTCACGAAATTCACCAGTAAACGTTCCATGTTTTTTGGAATGAAGTTTGGGTTTTTTCAGGGCATCATGAATAACAACGCGCTCGCGTTGTGATAGTTCAGATGGTTTCTGTCCGGGTACAAAAAGCTCTACCGTATGTATTCCCAACCGGCCTGTTGGCGATAAGCGGTATGCGGCCGTAAGTCCGGCATCCCGAGCGGCGGGATCGGGCATGGCCTCATAGATACCCGCATTCAAGCCTTCATCGTCCACAAAACCTGGAATTATAGATAGTTGCCTAATGGCTGATCGGACTGTTACAAAAACGGGCTCTTGATCGCCATCGAAAAACACATCACCATCACCTGGCTGCAGCTTAACTCCCGCATAAATACTCCCCGGAGCAAAGCCTGTGAGCCTAATATCAAGATTCTTTGCTAGATGATTGGCGCTACTTTCTGTGAGATCAAAAATTGCCTTTGCAAGCAATCTTAGTTGCTTTTCTGCTCCACCAACCAGCCAGTTTATAGCATGTATGCTTGGCAGATAACCTTTAGTGTCCGGGCCTTCTGCATGAAAAACCAAATCTGAGTTTTCAAGCAGTCGCGCCAGTGGATATTCCTCAGCATAAAGCTGGTCAAGTAACTTGTAATAAGGATTTTCAGCCGCAAAAAACTCATCGTGGGTCATCTGCCCCTGCAGAAGACGCCATGCCTCCGCCATTTGCTCATGTATCATGGCTGCGCGATGATGGATCAATGCGTAATTATTCACCATGAATCTATCCTCAAAATACCTTTTTTATCCTTTGCTTCAAGGCCTTTCGTACACGCGGTTTTTTCACCAACATACTGAAAAAATGACGCGAAGTCATTACCTCCTTGCAATACCGGATAAAAATCTACAAGCATATCAGTGCGAAGGCGAAGATGATTACGCTGACAATATAGCACCACCTTTCCGGCAATCAGATCATCAGCGCTACGCAGGTCTATTAATAGCTCTACATCGGATGGTATCGGCTTATCGGTAACATAGCTACCGTCTACAAACAATGGGGCGCGCGGAAAACTTTGGGCTCTGAATTCATTCAGCACATCGCCAAGTTTGCACCATAGGCTTGCGCGGTGATCATTCCAGCACAAGACTGATTCAGCCTCATCAAGTGTGCACGAATGTACACCGACAGGTAGAAGCCCTTTCTCATTCATTTGAGGTATCGACATTACTCATTTCGTCCAGAACTGTAACCGATCTGTACCCGCCTGAAAAATACATTAACAAAACCTGTCAACTTTGACAGGTTACAACCGCAAAACCACCCACTAAAATAGTGGGTCTAATCAACCAATCTTCCGTTTGACCAGATCAGACGTGGTCGGCTTTTCGCCTCCATTTTTTATAGTCTGCAAACCGTCCATCGCCAACCCCTCCAAGGCTGTCATCACTGATTCAACTGGTGTTCCGCTGAGCAATTTTCGCTCACTCAACGGTGCTAGCAACAAATCAACTGCCGTCTGAGTTTCAGGGGGTGCGGCGCTATATTGATCCACTATCTGATATGTGGTGGATGTCCTGTACATGTCTGGTACTGGAGCGCTGATCTCATTGCTCGACTGACTGCCAAACATCAGGAAGCATGGTGTTTTTCCTAGTTTGGTCGCCAGCAGCATGACAGTTTGCGCATCCGGCTCGCGCAGTCCTTGCTCAAAATTTGAAATCCTTGATACCGACAACTGCCCTCCCGTCAGATCAGACAGTTGTTGGAGTTTCAGCCCTGCAGCTTCTCTCGCGGCTTTGATGCGTAATCCAATTTCTTTTTTCATTGCTCAATTAAGCCCGCATACACAACTCGTGTAAATCAACTATTCGTGGAATTCACGCTTGACTATTACACTTTTGGTGTAATAATCTATTCACATGAACCTGATTACATACATCGAGAAAACCGGAGACGCGGCGGCGGCGCACGAGTTCGGGATATCTGAGCGAGCAGCGGCTTCATGGCGTCGACGAGAGCGATTCCCTAGCCTGAAAAAGGCCAGAGAAATATCCGCACTGAAAGGATGGACGCTTGAGCAGGTCTATCCAAAACAGGCAGAAGAATGCCACCAGTAAACCGTTCCTCCTGCTCATGCGCCCGCGCCCGTGGCGAGTAACGACGACGTTCGCAGCTTGCCCTCTTCCGGTAGGGCTTTTTTTGAATTTTAGGCTTCAGTGCATACAGGTACTCCAATGATTAAGGCGATTAAGCTCGTGATTGAAGACTGCTTCAGCTTATCCAGGACTGATCGTCATTTAGGTAGAGCGCCCTGTAAGCGTAGCCTGCTCTATCAGCACAATCGACGATGTGAGATAGAAAGAGCAGCCCGCTCTTGGCGGGTAGCAAGTAGGCACTATCGGATATGGCTTGATAGCCTTCTGGAGCCGATTCCAACTTTGATTTTAGGTTGCGCTGGAACGTATCAAGACGTCTGTAATCGTAGCCTTCATGCCATTCAGGTATTTCGATCAAAAGCAGTATTTGGTTCATTTTTTAAGCTCCATGGGAAAAAGAATGATGAGGAAGACGCATGAGCGATAAATCCCAAGGGAATAGCGGTACGTCTTTCGAAGCAAGTGATGAAATCATGGATAAATTCATGGAAAAAACGCTTGCTATCGACGCCGAAACGGATAGATCCAATACCAAAAAAAACCATGTGGGCTTGATATACCAATTCGTTACCAACCATGTAGTGCAAACCTCTGTCGCCCTGAGCGCTGATGAAAGCGGCAAACAAAAGCTGGAATACCTACCCGTTGAAGAAGTGATTGAGCGGTTGTGTGCTGCGTTTGAAAAGGTCAATGACCGCGTAGCAGGCTGGTGATCGCTGTAACGATGCTTTTTTTTGATGCGATGGGATCTTCCTGTATGGATATGGCTTTGGCGCACAAGGGGCATGAATACACTGCGCACTGGATTTTATCCGTGTTGCGAACACCGGGTTGCCGATATTCGGCGTCCAGCTTGTTGATTACGAGCGATTGAATGAATTTTTCGCAGTGTGGACATTTGACTATTTCCATAGAGGGTTCCTCCCATGCAAAGCGTTGTTGTGTGGAAACTCAATTCTATACGCACGGTCATGAACCCTCGCCATTTTTCCATGGTGCGCAGTATCCCACCGGAAGCGCACCCAGATAATACGACTACAAAACGGAGTTCGTTGTGAGAAGAATTGCTAAACAGACACACCGCGCCCTATTCCTCGCGTTGCAGGCCGACGCAAAGGAGTTCCCTGGCGGCATTCGCTCTATCGCCGAATCAATGGGGATGAACGGAACCAATCTGGCCAATGGCCTGAACCCTGATCACGATGCCCTTCCCCCATCTTTCGGCGTGGTGCTCGAAGTCATCATGCTCGCGCAAGCAAAAAGAGCCGTTTTTTACCTGACCCAGATGGTTGGGCAAGTGCCGATGGATTTCGAAGTGCTGGAGCCCCGGTCACCGGCTGAAGCGATCGCATTGTTTCTGTCGTTGGTTGAGAAAGTATCTGCTGTGCTGGGCCATGGGTCGCATGCCGCAAAAGACGGGCATTTTGACGCCGAAGAGCGCAAAGCGCTTGAGCCTATGTTGTTTGCGCTGATGCAGGCCTGCGGCATTTTGTTGCAGGCGATCAAGCGATAGATTTTATGCGGAACAACGACATCACCAGACCGATATCGCCCATTTGCTGCGGTTGCGGAGCGGAAATACAAGTTGAAGGAGAGCTGTGTCGCGAATGCGCCGCAGGATTCTGCCGTATGGCTTTCAGGTACGTCAACGTATCTGTTGGCGCCATTACCCCGTTATCAGCCGTATGTAATTGATCCTGATGATCCGGTTATTGGTGATTTCGCATGACTGCCTATTACAACGAAATCGACAAAAACGCCGCCGCTTGGCTGCGAGAATTGATAGCAGACGGCCAGATCGCTCCGGGAGACGTTGATGAGAGCAGTATTGAATATGTCAAACCAGACGACCTTGTGGGATATACCCAATGTCACTTCTTTGCCGGGATCGGTGGCTGGAGCTATGCGCTTAGACTCGCCGGATGGCCGGATGATAGACCGGTCTGGACAGGAAGTTGTCCATGCCAACCGTTCAGCGCGGCAGGCAAAAGAAAAGGGGTTGCTGACGAGCGGCACCTATGGCCGGCCTGGTTTCACCTCATTGAGCAGCGTCGCCCTCCAGTCGTGTTTGGTGAGCAAGTTGAATCAGCGATTAAACATGGGTGGCTTGATCTTGTTCAAGATGATCTGGAAGGAATCGGTTACGCCGTCGGGGCGGTCGGTTTGCCTGCTGCGAGCATCGGCGCGGCGCATATCCGTCAGCGACTATGGTTCGTGGCCAACGCCGAGAGCAAACGACAATACCGGATCACAGGAATGCCCGAATCGTCAGGGCGGCCAATCGTTGCAACAGGCAGCGACACTGGCTTCATGGGCTACGCCGCGAGTAACAACGAACAACGGTATCGGTTCTCCGGATCGAGCCATAGACAACAAGAGCAGACTGGAAGACCAGGTGCATCTGTCGGGATGGTGTACCCCTTCTGCGAGAGACTGGAAGGATACCGCCGGGATGGCGACAGCAGCGACGAATCCGGACGGGTCGATACGGAACAGGGTGGATCAGTTACCGAGACAGGCGCAGTTAGCCCCGTGGCCGACCCCAATGGCGGGAACACCGGCACAGAACGGCAACAATGCGGCGGGGAACAACGACAGCTCCCGGAAAACCGTGTTCCTGGCGTCGTGGGCGACTCCGACCGTAACGGACGAGAGGCGCGGAGTGAAGCCGCCACGTCCGCACGACACGGGGGTTCCGTTGACTCAGCAAGTGACTGGCATTGGATCGAATGCCGAGACGGCAAGTTCCGCCCAATTGAACCCGGCGTTTTCCCGCTGGTTAATGGGCTACCCCGTGGAGTGGTGCCAAGCAGCGATCCGAGCGCACCGGGGTATGCCAACGCGACGAGCGAAGCGCGCATGATGCGGCTCAAGGGATATGGCAACGCGATTCACCCAGAGCTGGCGGCTGAATTTATCAGGGCTGCATCATGACGACGCCACAAAACAAAACCATTGCATTCACTGTGCCGGGCGAACCCACAGCAAAGGGTAGGGCGCGCTCAACTAAATCCGGGCGTCATTACACGCCGGATAAAACAGCGCGTTACGAGAATCTGGTAAAAATTATTGCGAGCCAGGCTATGAGCGACGCCTTTCCATTCACTGTGTCAGGCGTTGATGAGTTTTCCCACAAAAACGATATAGAGCGCCTATTTACAGGCGCCGTCATCCTGACATTTCGCGCGTTTTTCTCAGTGCCAGAAAGTTGGAGCGCTAAAAAGAAAAAATCGTGTCTTCTCGGTGAGATTTACCCGACAAAAAAACCCGACATCGACAATATCGAAAAAGCGTTGCTGGACGGGATGAATGGCGTTGTGTGGCGCGATGATGTGCAGGTGGTCGATGTGATTAAAAGCAAGCGATTTGGAAGCCCCGCGCGCGTTGAGGTTGAGGTTACGGCGTTATGAGCGTACTACACGTAGTTTCCGTTTCCGGAGGTAAAGACTCAGACGCAACTCTGTTCTTGGCGCTGAATCGATACCCGAAATCCCGAGTGATTCCATGTTTCGCCGACACCGGAAACGAACATGATGCTGTTTATGAGCATCTTGATTATCTTGAGGCCGCCCTCGATATAAAAATTGTGCGCCTGAAAGCGAATTTCGAGCGGCAGATCGCACGGAAGCGTCTGTTTATTGCTCGCGACCAGCGCACCGGTCGCGATGACCGGGGGCGCAAGTTGCGGTGGAGCAATAAGAGCAAGCGTCGCGCGCTGGAAGCATTGCACCCCACAGGAAACCCTTATCTCGATCTGTGTATGTGGAAAGGACGCTTTCCTTCCAGGAAAGCTCAGTTTTGCACGCAAGAGTTGAAGCGTGATTTGCTGGTCAACTTCCAAATGGACTTAGTAGACGCGGGTCATCGCGTAGTGAGCTGGCAAGGAGTCCGACGCGATGAATCGCTCAATCGGCGCAATGCAAAATTGTTCGAGCGCCTGAACCCACGCTTATACGCCTATCGCCCGCTTGTTGATTGGACAGCACAACAGGTTTTCGACTATCTGCGAGAGCGAAGACTAATCCCCAATACCCTCTATAAACAAGGCATGAGCCGCGTCGGCTGTATGCCCTGCATTAACGCCAACAAAAACGAAATCGCACAAATAGCCGCGCGTTTCCCAGGGCACATACAGCGCATTGCGGAGTGGGAGCGTCTTGTTTGCGCTGTCAGCAAGCGCGGCTTTGCGACATTTTTCAACAAGGAATTGCATACCGATAAAGGCAATGATCAGCATGTGCATGCCACTAACTGTATTGAATCGGTTGTCGACTATGCGCGCACTACCCGAGGCGGAAAGCAATACGGTCTGTTTGAGTCGCATATTGATGTAAGTGAGTGTGCATCAGCTTATGGGTTGTGCGAATGACCATCAATCACACCCACAACCAGCTCATCGACGATTTGGCAGCGCATCTACGCGGCACAACAAATCGTCTTGTTTGGACGGACATGCAGCTCGGCCCCGCAGGATCGCCGCGCCCCGACCTGTTTACGCTTGATAAATCGTACTCAAAATTCCTGCCCCTGGCATACGAGATCAAGGTAACGTTATCTGACTTCAGGCGAGATATTACTGCCGGAAAATGGCAGTCGTATCTCAAATATGCCAGCGGGGTTTATTTCGCTGTGCCGCAAGGATTAGTGTCTCGCGACGACATACCGCCCGGATGCGGGCTGATTGTGCGCACTGAGACCGGCTGGCGGAGTCTGCGCAAGCCGACACTCCAGCATAAAGAAAGCTTGCCACACGCAGCATGGATGAAACTTGTGCTCGACGGTTGCGATCGATCAGCAACTGATTTACGGCTGAGATCAGGATCAACGTATCGAGCAAACAGGGAAATACAACGCAAATTTGGCGAGCGTGTTGCCGCAGCCCTATCCGACAGAGATAGGGCTGAATCAAACCTGAAGCAAGAACAAGCCATTCTTGAATCCAGATTGCAGGATTTGCGCGACAGCCACGAGAAAAACCGCCTGAAGTTAATCGACGAGATCAGACGGGAAGATGCCATCGGCGTACGCGCCCATACTGAGCTGGCTACTGCGTTGGGTCTGAGTCCGGATGCTGACGTGTACACCATTAGGCAGGCCGCACACAGCGCTGCAAGGCGTCTTGATGCAAACAGCGAGATAGCCGCCCTAAGAAATGTTTTGTCGCGTACAAAAATCGCTCTGGATGATGCGCTGAGGCGCGATCCACTGCTGTCTATGGAGCAAGAATGACTATTGACGCGCCGGCAATTCGGAACTATGCCGCATGCTCTGGCAGCAATTCCTTGAGCGCGTCGTTCAAGCCGCCTGTAATTCGCGTAGCGGAAGATTCGATACCACAATGGATTGAATATCCGTTTTCTGGCTGGCATGTTGTATATCAATACCCACCAAAGTGCCATCAGTGGAAAAGTCCAATACCACATCATCGGCTACTTCGTCAGAATCCGCTGCCTGTGAATCAGAAATATGGATATAGAGCGAATCGGTTTCAGCATCGTAACTTAGTTTCATGGGTTGAATCTCCTGTCAGGAAAAGCGTTATGCAAAGTTACGCCGTCACTCAGCGTGACTACGCGCAAGTATTTGCCAAGTTCAGGCACATAGACCCAGTATCGAATCCGGCCATCCGGCTGAATTTCTCGGCGGACGGGATTATTCAGCGCCTCAATGCACCATTCCAGCTTGAGATAAACGCGTTTAATCAGCACATCATTCTGAAAGTACAGCGTGGTGGGATGGTTATTCACCTGGGTCAGTTCTCCGTTTATCTGACTCGCAGTCTACAACATTTGACAAGCGCCTGCTTCCGTGGTTTGCTATTGGCTATCGCCCCTCATGGGCGATACGGGTTTGGTCGCCCGGTAGTTGCAGGCGCAGAAGTTACGCGCCGACAGGTTCGTGGCTTTTTTTATGCCCTCACGATTATGGTGGGTGGCGTATGGGGAGGCCGCGAGGCCTGCCGGTTCCTGTACCCGGTCGACCAACCCCCTACGTCATCCGCCGCCCTGAGTTTGGTCGCTTCGGTCGGCGGTTACTTAACCGTACAGGAGCCCACCATGAATACCATTACCCAAGTCACGCCCGAAATCCGTCTGCACGATGGAAAAGCCGTCACTACGTCAATTGCTGTCGCTCAATATTTCACCAAGACGCACGACAACGTACTCAAAAAAATCCGTTCACTGATAACTCAGTTATCGCCCGACGACTGTGCCGTTACTTTTAACGAGACAGTAATCGACGTTGTCGTGCCAGCCAGCGGTGGAACCCGCAAAGACCCCGCCTACGAAATAACCAAACGCGGCTTCACCCTACTGGCAATGGGATTCACCGGCGAGAAAGCGCTGCAATTCAAACTGCGTTACATCGACGCCTTCGAGGCGATGGAAGCGCAATTGTCGCCAACCCAAATAAAAAAGCGCCTCCGCCGCTCCGTAGCCCAACACCCCGCACTGCCTCCATCGCGTCGTATACGCAGCCGAGACGATCTGAGCTTTACCAAGCGCGACACAGAGGGGAGATTAATCAACTGGATAGTGCAAAGTCCGGTCAACAGCTGGCACGAACACCACGGAATCGGAGAAATCTGGTTCAACGAAATCGTCGAACTAGCGCGCCATAGCCCAGAGGATGCCTATATCGCCATGAAGTGCGCAGGGCCCGCGCTGATGCGTTATTCCGGGTCAGGCCATGCCGACGGCTTCTTTGACCGCATGGCGCGCTGGGCGCTGTCCGCAATCCTGACGCAGGACGCGCCCGATCTACCGTTCCAGTGTCTGCAGATGGGCATGGCGCCCCTGGTGGGAATGGATAGCTTTCTGGAGAAAGCAGCACCTAATGAACTCGAATTTAAATCCATCGTCAGCCGCTTGCGTGACCCTGATTTACGGATTGATAACGAACTCATTTCTGAAATTGGCAGAGCCTGTCTTGAGGTTCTCGTTAAACGTGCGCAAGGGGGAAACCATTAATCCGACAACCGCCAAGATCCTCACCGGCCTGCTGATACTCCCGGCAGGCGTGGTGTTTATCGCGCTGTTCTGCGTGGTCATGGCTGCTCGCGTGGCACTTTGGAGGGCGTGTCGATTTTACCTGCAACGCACCTGTAACGTTTCAGGTTTGTTTCAGGTCGTTGCAGGTTTGTTTATGTCTTGTTTCCGTTCGTTTCAGTTGAGAAATTCAGGTAACAAATGAACTATTTTCCATTCCACATCGGCGACTACATCAGTTCCACGCGGCATTTGACGTGGGACGAAGACTGCGCCTATCGACGGCTGATGGATGTTTATTACACGACTGAAAAGCCGCTACCACTTGATGAAAGGAAACTGTTCAGACTCGTGCTTGCGTCTACCGACGCGCAACGGGAAGCGGTTTCAGTTGTGATAGAGGAGTTTTTTACTAAAACAGATGGTGGATGGGTTAATAAGCGAGCGGATTCCGAAATAGCGTCTATGCGCGAAAAACAATCTGAACACGAGATTCGCTCGGCCCATGAGCGCGACAGAATGTCCAGGCACAGAGAGCGCAGATCTGAAATGTTTTCCGCCCTGCGCGAAGTCGGAGTTGTTCCCGCCTGGGATATATCCATGAAGGAGTTGCAGCGTTTATTCGGCGAGAACTGTGAGGATTTATCGTCTGATGAACCTGAAACGCACCTGAAACGCGAACAGGCCGTTGCAGGTTCACTACCTGCAACGGCTATACCAATACCAACACCAATACCAACACCAGTAATAAAAGAAAAGAGAGTATCCGCTCCTCCGGAGCGGACGCGCGCGAAAAAAAATTTGGTAACGGCGATCAATGAAAATTTCGAGCCTTCCGAAGCCGTGTTGTCGTGGTATGCACGTCAGGGTTACACCGAGCCGATAGCTGCCCATGTCGATTCATTCGTGAACAAATGCAAGGCAAAAAACTACCGATACGCAGACTGGGACGCGGCATTCCGCAATGCAATTACGGATGACTGGGCGAGGTCTCGAACGAGGAAAGTCAATGAGTCAGGAAAAAACCCGATGCAAATCAATTCAGGATTTGCTGAAAAATATGCCGGAATTGGACAAACCGGCGCCAGCGATGAGCGCTGAAGAGTTGATGATGCAAGTCGCTGAAATCAGCAGAAAAGCTGCGCAAACGCTCGCTGATGAACGTAAAGCGAACCGGCAGCGCCATATCACCGAAATGCTGAGGCGATCCGCGTTACCGCGAAGATTCTCCGGTGCGCGCATGATGGACTGCAAGAGAACTCAAGCTCCAGCCTATGCGCAAGCTCGTGAATTTATTTCTGGTTTTCGCGCCCGCCTTGAGACGGGGTCAGGGATGGTTGTCTGGGGTGATGTCGGAACCGGGAAAACACATCTGGTTTGCGCCATAGCCAACGAGCTGATTGCTCAAGGCCACTCTGCAATGTACTGCACGGCGCTGGAGGCGGTAACCCTGGTGAAATCAACATGGAAGCGCGGCAGCAATGGGTTAACAGAATACGATGTATACGGTCGATTCGGTGACCCTGAGTTGCTGATTATGGACGAAATTGGGGTGCAAATGGGATCTGATTTTGAACGCATGGTTTTGACCAGCATTGCCGATACCCGCAGCAGAAACTGCATGCCAACGATCATCGTATCGAACCTGGATTTATCGGGAATTTATGAGCTGATCGGTGAGCGCATGTTTGATCGACTGGTTGGGTTTGACGCGAAGATTGTGCGGATGGAAGGTAGATCACTGCGCCTGAATACGGTTGCGGCCTGATGCGCGTTTTCGCCATCAAATCACCCTCAGGTGCGCTGATACCGCACGGCGATGAAGCTGCGGAACTGTTCAGGTCGCTAAAGGTCGGCCACCCGGTTTCCGTTGAGATCAAGCGCCCAAGGAACTACCGGTTTCACAAGAAGATGTTCGCGCTGTTCAAGCTGGCATTCGATGTGTGGGAGCCGGGTGAACTGAAATACAAGGGCATTGTTGTCGAGAAGGAATTCAACCGGTTTCGGAAGGATATGACCATATTGGCCGGGTTTTGCAAGCCGGTGTACTGCATCAACAGCGAGGTGCGCCTGGAAGCCGAAAGCCTGTCGTATTCCGGCATGGACGCTGACCGGTTCGATCTGGTTTACCGCGCAGTGCGGAATGTCGTCTGGAAGCATGTGCTACAGCACGCCGGTTATCGCAGTGAAGCGGAAGTTGACCGTGTTGTGAATGAGTTGATGGGGTTTGATTGATGAGCACAGCCGCCGAAAAACGCTACATGGCGCAAGTAGCGGCGCTGGGATGCGCGATATGCCGGCGGCTTGGTTTGGGGGTGACGCCGGCGCAAGTGCATCACCCGCGGGCAGATGCGGGCATGGGGCAACGGGCCAGCGACTTCGACACGATACCGCTTTGTCCCTATCACCATACCGGGGACGGCGGGTTTCATGCGCTGGGGCCTGTTCGGTTTGCGGCGGAGTACGGGGTTACGGAGCGCGAGTTGACGGAGCAGACGCGGCGGGATGTCGAGCAAGCGAATACCGATGCGCGGTTGTGGTAGGTCAGGCGCCCGTTTGGTTGAAATGCTCCGAATGCAAGTACCTGTTCATGCCGGAGGGTATTTGCAAGGTAGCGGAGCGTAGGCAGCAGGAATACCATCATAATCCGGATAACGTGATCGGATTATTTCCGCGGTACCGATACAGGCCGGTGCTTGATAAGTATCGTTGGTGTGATTTTGGGAGGATCAGATGAATAGAAAAACACGACAGGTTTTACGGCGCTGCTTCAAGCCCCGCATAAAGCGGATCGGCGACGTTTATTGGTGCAGGTATCGGGAGTTCAATATTTCAGGATGGACGCCAACCGACGCCTATAGAAATCTAATGCAGCAGGTGTTACATGGATAAAAACTAACCCGAGTAAGGCTGAAATATGAATGACACGGCGATTCCAGAAGCTTCAGGACCGGTTAATCAGGGTACGATAACCGGCGTTATCAATCGCAACCATAAAAAACCGCAGCTCAGGAAGGCGGTTTCATACCACGGAGCAACGATAAAGGAAGAGCGTCGCGAGTTGGTTCGAACCTTCGGTGAACGCATGCGAGCGGCTCGCGAGCTATGCAATCTGACGCAAAGCGAGGCGGCCAGACGCTTGGGGTATGGAAACTCATCGAAGCTCGCAAAAATTGAAAATTCGTCCGACACCAATTCAATTCCGTTCCTGCTGATCAGGCGCGCCGCCAAGGTTTATGAGGTTTCCGCCGATTATCTGCTCGGCGCGGCCGATGATTGGGAGACGGACGCACGAATGACTCAAGAGCGGGCCACTTCCGCTTGGCTCATGGATGCTTGGGAAAACACGCGGCGGCGTGACTTGGAAACCCTGCGAAAATTGCATGACAAGTTTTCGAATATGGAGCGCTGCATTGTCGCAATGGTGGCCGCTGGCCATGACGCAGAGCAAGCGATACTCCGGTTCAGTGAGTTGAACCCCACGTTCGAGGACGAGATGCGTGGCGGCGCCAAACTGATAACGGCTATCGGCGACATATCGGATATTACCCGGTATGCCGAAGAGGTTATGCGCAGGTTCCGCATTGAGTGTATAGCCACCAAGCAAACGGACATGTTCAACTCGTCATGGCAGCAAAACCTAAACTAACCCCGGGGGAGTGGCTTAATGTCAGATCCAGATGGCAGGAAGACCCGAGAAAGGGATTCTCGTGGCTGATTGAGGAACTCAGCTTGCCGGTGAGCGATGAAGCCGTGCGTCAACGATCAAAGGCCGAAGGTTGGGCCAAAGGATCGGTAGCGCCACAACAACCCAAGAAACCAGCCACAACAAGACCTGCTGCCTGTATCAAGAAAAAATCCAAGCTTGGAAATACAGAAACCAAGCTTGGAAAAGCAAATCAGCATCAACCCAAGCTTGGAAGCGATGAGCCCAAGCCTGGGAGTGAGCGTGGGATTGGTCGCCCTACCCTGTACCGTGACGAGTATGCGGAGCAAGCATATAAACTTTGCCTGCTTGGCATGACCGATGCGGAAATGGCCGAGTTCTTCGAAGTTTCCGAATCGACGATCAATCTATGGAAGATAGAGTACCCCGAATTTTCGGAGTCCATAGCGATGGGTAAAGGCGTAGCCGATGCAGCCGTTGCGGAAGCGCTCTACAAATCGGCAACCGGCGCTCATTTTATCAAGGAAGACCGCGCCGTCAGCGATGGCTGCGGCGGAACCAAGATCATCACCATGGAGAAGCAACTACCGCCAGAATCGCGCGCGCAATCCTTCTGGCTGAAGAACCGGCAGCCCCAGCAATGGCGCGACAAGGTGGAAGTCAATGCGACTATGAAACTGGATCAAGAAACCCTGGCGATGATAGAAACGCAGTTCGTCGCCCGAATGGCCGCTGCCCATGAACGGCAGCGCGCGGTGCTGATCGAGCGCGGGATCGTGATTGATGCCGAAGACACTGATCTTCCATGATCCGCGTTACCTCGACTTTGTAGACAAGTACCACGCCGATCCCCTGCGTTTTGCTGTCAGCGTATGTGGCATGTCGCCGTCTCAGGACCAGGAAGACCTCCTGCATGCCATCACCCCGGCCAACGCCAAGGTATCGGTCGTATCAGGCACATCGACAGGAAAAACGGCTGGTTTTGGGCGAATTGCCCTATGGCACCTGCTCTGTCACCCCGTTGCGGTTTACGAAGGAAAGATCGAGATAGGTTCGAACACCTACATCGGCGCGCCGCGAATCAATCAGGTGTCCGATGGCGTATGGAAGGAGATGAACGACGTTTATCTTGCCATCGCCAGCGGGCCGTATGCCTGGATCAACGACTATTACGAAATCAACAAGACGCGCGTGGTGGTCAAGGGGTTCGAGGATCAGTGGTTTATTGCCCAGGTCGCCATGCAACAAGGTCAGTCGATTGGCGTGGCCGGCAAGCACCGGTATTGGCAGCTCATTATCATCGACGAAGCCGCCGGCGTGTCGGATGATCACTTCGATGTGATTGATGGCACCCAGACCCAGCCCGGAAACAGAACGCTGATGGCGTCTCAGGGAGTCAAGAATGCCGGGCGTTTTTATGAGTCACACAACAACCTTTCCAAGGCCAATGGCGGCTCATGGACGGCGCTGCGCTTCAGTTCCGAGCGGTCGCCATTCGTTACGCGGCAATGGCTGAAGGATCGCGCCGATGAAACCGGTGGGCGGAAGTCCATAGAATACCGTATTCGCGTGCTTGGTCAGTTTGCCGAGGATTCAGGTAGCATTCTGCTGACGCGCGTGGATCTTGAAAAAGCGTTTAACCGTGGCAGCATCATCGGCGATGACGAGCCTTACGGCATACTGGTGTTGGGCGACGTGGGCATGGGCGAATACCGCGACGATTCAGTTGCAGTCATCGCCAAGGTAATCGGATATGGCGATTTCGGGCCGGACGCAAGGCGCGTCGAATACATTGAAATACCCTACTGCACCAACAGCAAAAACGAGATTATTTTCGCGGGTGACTTGGTAAATCTGGTTGGCAAACTGTCGAACGCTACGCTGCTGGTCGACAACGGCGGCGTCGGCGCCACGGTCAACAAACTGATTGAGGCCTCCGGCGTCCCAGTGGTAAAGATCAACTGGGGCAGTCCATGCTTCAAGAAGGAGTACAAGGACCGGTTTTACAATCGCCGGGCCTGCGCCATGGTCCGCTTCCGCGATGCCATCAAATCCGGGCGCGTATCGTTCCGAATGGAGATAGACAAGCGGCTGAAGGAAAAGATTCTGCTACAGGGTTCCCGCCTGCCCTACCACTTCGCGGAAGCCGGTGGGCTGCGCTATGTCATGGAGAAAAAGGAAGTGATGCGCGCCAATGGCATCAAGTCGCCGGACATCATCGACGCGAAGTCGTTCGCGTTTCTGGAGGACGCGGTTTACATGGCGCGCGAGGGAGACGGTGTCAATTCTGCCGGCGTGGTGGCTTCGGCTCTGGCAGAGGCTGAAGAGATGTTTGCGGATTTGGTTTAGAGAAAACATGAGGATAGTAGGAAAATCTATGCACGATATTTTAAGGCGAACCATTTATTCACTGAACGATCGGAAAGAAAAACTCGCACGCTTCAGTTTGAAGGCCGCAGGACTCAATGACGACCCATCGTTTCTCGCAATTGGATTGCGGGAATATCTTCCAACAAAAAAACTTACCGTACAACAGGCCGTAGCCTTATCCGTAGGGATTAATCCCAAGCATGAGTTCAGCACCCTTACATACGATGAACGCGACGTTATCCAATACGCTACCGGCGACGCTCAGGCGCGTTTAAAGGAGTTTTTCGAGCGTTGCAAGCTGATTCGGGATCACCTGCACGAGCGATCTATCCCCGTACTGGAAGTTTCTCCGAATTATCTGTTCCACAAGGTCATGCTTGATGATGTATTGTCATGGGTTGAAACAATTGTCGAACAGAAACCTAAAATTGGCGTAACTAAAGCAACAACAAAGCCCCCTGGAAAAATGTCTGATGTCGAGTTAAGTCAAGCCTACGGAATGACGGTTTACATGGCAAACAATCTTCTGATAATTTTTCTGGAAGCGGACAGACTAAGTATTGATCTTAACGCACCGCTCCGTGGTGAGCGCGCCAAACTACAGCAGAACGTCATAAAACATCTTAGCGTAGGTAAATTCAATCGTGCCTGGAAATCCGGACTAGAATGCGGGGTCATCGCTCAAGGAACGTGAAATTAACACTCGTGAACAGCCCATCGAAGGTCGCCAATTCCAATGACTCCTTGGTTTTACTGGGTACCCGCCGGTGAATAACTTCGGATTTGTACAAGCCGTTGATGGTTTCAGCTAGCGCGTTGTCGTAGCACACTGCCAGCTGTAACCCATCAATAAAGCGGAAACTCGCCCGTTTCGCCCCTTTCGCATCAGGTATTTTGACTGCATCATCACAAAATACCCAGCCATGCCATGGAAACCCCTTTAATCGTTTACAACCTGGGCGATCGCGGACGCAAGCACCGGGGAAAGGAACGAAACTTCAACCTGCGCAAGCTGGCGGCGGCCATCAACAGCGACGAGACTCAGGAGCGCGTCAAGAACCGCGACATGCCGGGTTTCTACGGGCACCTGTTCCGCGCGCGCTTTGGCCTGAACCCACCGGAAACCGTCATCGTCGGCGGCAATGTCGTGCGGCTGGACCCTGCTTTCGTAACCACCCACCTGCGCGCCCTGCCCGATGGCACCATTGAACACAAGGCCGAATTTCTCAATACCGACGCCGGACAACTGGCGCAGAAGGCCTATGCCAGCAAGTTCGGAGGATTCTCCTCGGCAATTGACCAGATAAAGCCGGAATTCTGTGGATTCGATTATGTGTTCGAGCCCAATTTCAACAACAACCGCGGCTACAGCGTGGCGCTGGATTCTGTTTCGGTCGCTGAACGCGATGCCGTGTTCGACAGCATTATCGTGGCCGAATACAAAGACCAGATGACCGGCTGCCTGCGCCTGCTCGACAGCGTGTCCAAGGCGCATGAGTTGGCCCTGCAGTCGGTGGACCATCTTCGCCAGGAGAACGAGGAGTTGATGTCCATGCTGGCTGTGGGTCGAGACGAGGCGGCGCTCGATAGCGTTCCCATTCTCCCGCTGTCGGTTTCTCGCGCTCCCGCGCAACGCATCATTTCCGACATCGCCTCATTTCGCAACGCGCGCCTACCCCGCTTTGTCGAGCCCAAGGGCGACGAATCAGGGCAGATGGAGCGCGCCTACGACAGATTATTAAACCGTTTCGGCATTGGAGGATAAACCAGTATGTTCCAGCCAGTAAAAGCAGGTTTTGGCGAGTATATGGGCGCGTTTTACGCGCAGTTGAGCGTCACCACGATGCCCATGCGCGAATTTTGCACCCGAGGGTTGGCCAAGAGCATCGCGTTTGTGCCTGGACGCATGATCGACTCGGTAGAGGAAATGCTGGGGCTATGGCAGCGCAACGATAACGACAACGCGCCTACCCAGCCGCGCAAGCTGCCGGTGGTGTTGGTCGCGGTTGACAAGGATTACACCCCTACCGCCCGCGATTTTACCCGTCAGGTGGTTGACGCCCAGTGGTTGACGATTCCCTCGGATACCAAGGAACGCGCGTTCAAGATACGCACTATCGCCGGAGACATTCGCGCCCAGGTGGTGGTGATCGCCGCCGACGACCCTACGGCCAAATCCATCGCCGCGCAGTTCGATTTGTTCATCGACTCGCCGTCGAATCGCGCGTTCAATGCCGCCTATGAATTCGCGGGGCAGGTCATGGATTGGCCGGTGATGCTGGAAACCAGCGATACACCGGCCAGCAATATCAAGGTTGAGGCTAAAAACCTGAGCATTCTGGCCCTCGACCTGAATCTGCACACCACCATCCCGCTGTTCGATGCGCCCAAGGATGGCGAGGTAAGCGACGGCAAGGGAGCGGCGGGCGATGCCGGTGATCCATCAGGTTACCCGGTTGTCATCCAGACCAATCGCACCGCAATGGATGTGGAGCCATGAGCATGACGCCCATTCAAGCCACGTTTGTCGGTTATTCGTCGCGGCCCTGCACGCTGTTCTCCGCCTACAACACCCATACCGGCGTGTTGGCCATCAGTGTCGAGGCCGATTATAGAAAGGATCGGCGCGAGGGCTGCGTGGTAATCACCAACGACAAAACCGTCGACCGAGACGCCCTGTTCAGTGATGACCACCTACATGACGCCATTGCCGCTTTCTTCTTGCTGCAGGCCGGCATGGCTTCCGACAACAAAAGCCCGCGACTCGTGTTTTCCGAGAAAACGCAGCGCGTTAACCCTTCCAACGCCATTGAAAAGGATGGAATGGATGCCTCCGGACCACGCTATCGCATATCCGAGAGCATCACCTGCGCACAGATGGCGGCGCTGGCGACGGCCTGGTATGCAAGCTGTCGCGCGGATTCCGTTGAAGGGGCGTTGGAAATGTTCGATAAAGTGAATGCGCTTAACGATTTGCTGTCGGGGAAAATCGTATCCATATGATCGACAACCAGACAACCGCCGCAAAGTCGTTTTACCGCGAAATAAGAACGTTCTCGGAGCGCACGCGGCCATGGGACACCGCAGTGTTCTATCACACCAAGCCGGATGAGGCTTTGGACGCCACGCTGGTATCGGAGCGGGTATATGGTCGGCGCGACGAATTCCTGGCGGTAATGGCCGCTGCCGGGATCGACACCGCGAATCAACCCATACCGCAAAAAATGCTGACGCTTCCGACTGAAACGCAATTGGCGGCTATCAAGCGCCGTACCGGCTTCGAATCGATTGCCGATTATCGCGAAAATTTCGCGCCGACATGGGCAAGTTGAAATGGTAGATACCTCATGGCTAGGTAAGCTAAAGGGATCTGCGGGAGAAGCCAAAGGACGATTGGCTGATGATGCCGCGCAACGCTCTGCCGCAGCCAAAGAAAAGCACAGCATCATCCTGAATCAGAATGAGGTGCTGACAGGAAACTGGGACGCGCACAAGGTTCTCTTCACCACGCTGGGTGGAAAGTTAAGGACGATAACATCCGATGACCTCACCGCGTTCAGGAGAAATATTCAAACCGCGCAGGCAAACTTCACCAAGGGTATCACCGCCAAGCAAGTAATTGAGCTTTCCTTGCACGCTGATCGCATGGCATCGACGGAAGAAATACACATGGCGGTTCCCGTCAGCGCAACTAACGGAACCGTGCGCTATATCACCAACTCCGGCCCCAACTCCAAGGTGACGCGCCATCATGTCACGGTTCAATTTCTCAACTACATGGCTGAGGCATCCTCCGGAGCCGGTGGTGCGCGCAAGTCCGCTCAGCGCCTGCGCCTTGCCCCGCTTAAATTCGATTGCGATTGCGAACGGCACCGCTACTGGTTTCGGTATATCACCACCATTGGTGGCTTCAATGCTGGCCGCGCTGAAACCGGATATCCGAAAATAAGAAATCCCAATCTTTATGGCGTGGGCTGCAAGCATGTCCTGCGCGTCATGGCCGACATCCGCAGCGGCGGCGCAACGCTTGCGTTTTTAACCAGGCTACTGAAAAAAGGCAAGGCTGCTGACAACGCCAAGGCAGCCGTGCGGCAGGCGCAAAGCGAAGCAGAAAAAGTTGCCGCCAACCAGGAAAAAAGGAAATCGGCAAAAGAGCTTAACGCCATACGAAAGGCGGTCAATAACGCCACGAAGCCGAAGAATCTCTCCGCGCGGTCGAGGCAGGTGAAGCGGTCGCCAGATCCAGAGGAAGCTATTCGAGTAAATATGCGCGCGATGGGTATCAAGGATGAGCGGCAAATTGAATCAATGATCCAGCTGATGCGCACGCAAGCGCAGGCAGACAAATAAAACGGATACCCGATGCTGAGCAATGTGCCAACGGCTATCAACAAGATGACGCGCAAGGTGATCAAACATCACCCGAATGCCTATAACTGCCAGATATTCAGAAAGGCGGTGAATCGCCCCGACCCACAGATGGGAGGAATCCCCACGCTCGGCGGCATCGGCGTCCTTGATACCGAGGATGAGGAAGATATTTCATGGGAGTGGATCGCGAACGGCTACTCAATGACGGTGGAATCGTTCCAGCCCAGCCCGATGATGTCCAGACAGGACGCAAACAACGGCGATACCGAGGAATACCGATTTCTGATCGTCCCCGAGGATGACGCCGCAGATCTTCAGCTAAAAAAACATGATGTGGTGTACCTGCTGCTGGGTGAGTTTATCCGACTGGCCTACGAGATCGTCGGCATCGAGACCGTCATCAACATCCCGCCTTACGCCATGCGCTATGTCATGAACCGGCGCGACGATCTACACATGGTTGGGCAGTCGGCTTGGTAATCATCTCAGATATAAGCCTGTAACCGGGCATCAATTAGCGGAAAACCGCGCAAAGCTCCCCATTGTCGTCGTCATATTCTTTTCGGTATGACTACCGACACGCCGATCTACACGCAATTCAAACACAACGCCAAAGCCGCTATTGCCCACTTAATTAAAGAGCAAAAGGGAATCGCAGTGGCTGCGCTCTATCACCCGGAAATAGGCGATATTGATCTGGTCTGGGGAAAAACGACAGATGATGCGAGATCGAAAGGAACCGGCATTGCCAAAATACTTAGGTGGCATCCCGAAGTCCTGCGCGACCTGCAAGGTTTTATCTCATCGCTACACGTTCATCAACGACACGGCAAAAAGATTCACTTGACTGGAAACGCTGGTGAGAGGGCAGCTGTGCAGGTTGATTACGATCAACGCAATGGACATTGGTTGTTGACCGCGTATATCAAGGGATATGCCGCCACCCATGCCGATACTTCAGCGGCAGACATGGCGAACGGGAGACCGGATTCTGCTATTCCCCCGAGCGGCGACGAAAAAACATTAGACTCATTAGTGTCTAATGTCAATACCTCCTTTGAAAAAGGTCGCAGCAGTCTTGGTACGAGGACGGACACTACCAAGTTTGACGCCAAGGATGACACAGCTCGCCTTAACCCTGCTACAGGAAAAACTGTAGACTCAGCAAATACGCCTGTCAATAGCGCTGATGCGCTTCTTCACATCGAAAACGCCGCCCACGAAGGCGCGTTCGGTAATAACCCCCTGCCCTCGCCCAGCGATGCCCAATGCACTGCCGGTAACTACAAGGTTGGGCGAGTTGAAATTGCCGGGTTCAAGATTGCCATAGAGCAGCCGCGCGGCACCTATCGCACTGGAATCGACGCCAAAACCGGAAAGCGCTGGGCTACGCGTCTCGCCGGACACTACGGCTATTTCTCTGGAACCAAGGGTGCTGACGGCGACCCGGTTGACGTGTTCATCGGTTTTTACCCCTACTCTGAAATGGCCTACGTCATCAACCAGTTCATCAATGGTCGCTTCGACGAGCATAAAGTAATGCTGTGTTACCCCGACGAATACAGTGCGCGCAAGGCGTATCTCGACAGCTATGAGCGCGGCTGGAAAGGCCTGCAAAACATGATCCCAGCCACTCTGGAACAACTTCGCTGGTGGCTTAAAAACGGCAATACCAGCCGACCGCTACGCCCTGAATTTCTCCCCTTTGCCGGACTTGAAACCATGAACCAGAAAATTTACTGGGATGGCAACGCCATGCCCATTGATGCATCGCTCGATAAAGTGCTGTACGACATCCGCCGCTCCGTGGATGGCGCGCTTATTTTCGATGCGGTCAGCATGACGGACATTGTTGAGGATGCCGATGGACTGGCAGCGTTCGATGCGCTGGTTACGCCCTATGCGTCACTGGAACGCAAGATGGCAGTGCTGCAGCGGGTGATGGATCGTTACGGACAAGCGGTAAAGGTAACCGCGATGCAGATCAGCGATCCGTTCACGCAGCGCGGCGTCGCCAATGTCGCCGTCATCTACGAACTGAGCGACGGGCAAACGGTAAGCGTTTTTCTGCACAACCCGGATGTAACGCCGAGAAAGATCGCGCCTACCGACGAGCTGATTTCATGGAAGTGGCTGCTTAACAAGAAGGACATCACCATCGTGGTGGCGCCCGAAAAAGGCCAGGACTTGGACGTTAAGGAGGTAGGTAAGCGCATCATGCGACTGGTCGAGAAAAATAGCGCGTTGTTCGGCAAGGCCAATGCCCAACGCGCCGAGCGCATGCAGTCCATAGAAGATATTAAAACTGAAATCGTCGGCCTGGAGGCCGAGCTGAAAACCAAGCTGCATGAGCTTGAGGTAGCGAAGGTTGAGGCCGAAGACCGGGCGATGAAATCAACGCCTTCAGAGGGTGTTGTGGTTACGTACCGTGAAGCACTTCCACCTACAACCAATGCCGTGGAATCGCCAACACCAGAAGCGCAGGAAGGTACAGATCATCAGGATGTATCCGACATTGATGTCGGATACATCAATGAACCTGTAACTGAAGCGCCCTTATCGGAAGCGCGGCCGCAACATGATGGTCAACAAACGCCAGACACTGCCGTCGCAGTTTTAAAGGATGGATATTCCAAGCTATCCCCGGAAGAGATCATCGTTACCAAGATGAACGAGGCAATGCTAGCATTGATTGCAGCAAAGGATAACGGCGATGCGCGCAGTATCTCGGAAGCAGAGCAATTGATGCGTGAAGCCTATGGCTCGGAAGAAGCGACGCCGATGCTGAAAATGTCTGCGGCAGAACTGCGCGACCTGCATAACGCGGTTGCTGGGAAGCCGTTTGAGGCTACCGTAGCGGCGTCTGCTTTTGGTGGGCTAAGGCCTGCGCTTGATCTTGTTGGCGCGGAAGTACCTGAAAATAAAATCGTCTTAGCTGGTAACGAGATTGGAGATTTCCCCGATACGCCCGAGGGAAAAAAAGAGTTAAGAGTGGCGGCGCGAGCGGTCTTCGAATCTATGCTTGGAAAGTGGGTTTCATGCCCCGCTCTGGATGGGGACGTTGAGATTCGCAAAAGCGGTATGAATAAAACGCTAAGCCTGAGCGGAGACCCACGCAAGTTGAAACTCGTTGCCGCGCTAGAAGAACTTATTCGTATCGGAAAGAAACTGGATACCAAACCCAGCTATGCGCCAGAAATTGAAAGAAGTGTTATAGCCTACCACTACATGCGATCTCTTGCGAATCTTGAGGGTACGGACATCGCCGTTCGCTTTATCGTTAAGGAAGATGAAAAAGGTAAATTCCACTGGGATCATAGCGTTCATGATACCGATGCAACGTTTGATAGCACAAAAGAAAACGGGCCGAATTTCTCCGACCCGCTTCTTGTCACTACTTCATGCGGCGGGGGAACGTATCCTTCCCGCTTAGCGAGCGACCAACTTGATGGCACTGTAGAAGAAGGATCAGCAGATTTCAACGGTGATTTCATTGTTGATGAAAACGAAATTGGCGATACATTTGAAGTTGAAACTTCCACCGATGAAGAAGACATAACCAATACGCTGGATTCAGCTGTAGGTGGTGGGCATATGGTATTCAACCTGTTTATTGAAGGTGAGCCGCCTGAAGTAGTTGATGAAAATGATTCTGGAGATAACCCCGGAGACGAAACCACCAAGCCAGCGCCAGAAATACCCGTTATCGAGCTGACCAGCGAGAGCGGCGGAGAAAACGTGAATGCCGATGGAGGAAAAACGGGCTCCGTCGACGCCGCCTACCTATTCGCCAACGCAACCGATGAATTCAAGGAATGGCTGTCCGAATACCTGAAAAAGCCGGATTATTCACCATTTGTTACCGCCAGGGAAATGGATCAAGCGGCCAAACGCAACGGAGCCAGTGTTGACTGGGGCGTGTTTTCCGGCACAGACCAGGATATCGACTCAGACGGCTATGTGGGCGAGGTCAAGAAGGGCGGAGAGATCGTTGGCCGCATCGACATTGGCAATGATGGCAAGGCGATGGTGTTCGTTGGTGCGACCGGAGATCAGCGCGTTGTCTTCCCATCCGGCGTGGAGGCGGTCTATTCCGATGATGATGCCATCGAAATGGTTGACGTCCTGTTTTCTACCCAATCTGGAGATACGCAGCCCGCTATTGCTACTGACCCGCAGCTGGTAGCAGACTTAGCCCTGCTTCACTCCGTCATAGATGGGACCGTAGCCGATATCCTTTCTCCCGAACTCGGCGAACAGATGGCCGCCACATTCGAGCGCAATCAGGACAACGCGGAGTTCATGGAATTGTTCAACCGGGCTGTGAATGCCTACACCGCCGCCATGATGGCGGCCACGGCATAAGGGAGCGCTGGCGATGTCACTATTAGAAAAGCTTTTCGGCGCAATCGCCACAAGAAGGAGCGCGCTTGATGCCGCCGCCCCGCCCTGCCCCGTCTTGGATGCCGTTACCAACCCAATTGAGCAACTGAAGCTGACCACCGAGCTGGGAAAAGTACGCAAGGAAATTGCTGGGCTGGGTGATTCGGCAATGGACGCCATGAAGCGCCTTGGGCTTACTACCCGGCTTGGCAAGATTCGCATGGAGCTGGGCGGACAACAGAATCAAGCTCTGGCTTTGGAGCCAGATACAGCGCCCCAGCAACCTGAACCAATTCAGGAAGCCCATGACGCCCCCGTGGAGACCGTTCAATTCGGCCTGCAAGCAAGTGGCGTCAAGACCCGTGAAAAGATCAACGCGCAGGTGTCGGCCATAACCGACCAGATTCGCGCCGGCAGAAACCCTGCGACGCTGACCGACGATGAAATAGCGCTGCTCAAGCAATATTCCGGCAAGGGTGGGTTGACGATCAACTCCCAGCACGAGTATTACACCCCGCCCCATGTTGCCGAAGGGGTGTGGGACGCGCTTAAAGCCAATGGCTTTGAAAATGGCAACGCTCTGGAACCGGCCACCGGCGCCGGTGTATTTCTGGCTACCAAGCCCAGCGGCGTCATTGCCACAGGTACCGAGATCGACCAGACCAGCGCCACTGTTGCGCAGATCTTGAACCCTGGGGACGTGGTATCTAACCAGTCATTCGAGTATCTGGCCGCGTCATCGCCCGATAACAGCTTTGACGCCGTGATCGGAAACGTACCCTTTGGCAACGCCCGAGGCCCGAGCGCGCACGATGACCCGCCCTACAAATCCGAAAAGCTGATCGAGCGCTATTTCGTGCAGCGCGTGATTGACAAGGTTAGGCCGGGCGGACTCATCTGCCTGGTTGTGCCGGTGAATATCATTCAGGCAAAGGGCAAGGCTTGGGAGAAGTTTCGTATTGCCATCAGCAAGAAAGCCGAATTCCTGGGCGGTCACAAGCTGCCATCCAAGACGTTTTCGAAGCAAGGCACCGATGTCGTGGTCGACGTGCTGGTGATGCGCAAGCATGGCGCCGATTTTCTCGCGCAAGTGGATAACCTGCCGTTCGACACATTGACCGCGGCCAACGTGGTTTGGGCGGAGTTCATCGAGGGCCGCTACTGGCAAGGCGAAGGAAAGCGCTACATCAAGGGCGAGTTCGTACCCAAAGACCCGACCAAGTTCCGCGACTCGGACAAGGTTATCGCCGGCGAAAACATGACCGATGAGGCGCTAAAGCGCGCGCTTGCGGTTAAATTCCACTCTCGCATTGATTGGGAGATGCTGGATAGCGCCGAACCGATTGTCCGCAACTACATAGACGGCGACCGCAAGGAGATCAATGGCATTGATTACGAAATGCAGGGCGGCGCGTGGGTAAAGATAGCCTACACCGAAAGCAAAACCGAGCTGGATACGACTATTTACGGCGTTGACTCGTTGGACGCGCTGGAGTCCATCATGCAATCGGATTCCGGCATCCTGTCGTTGGGCTGGGGAAATATCGAAGCGGCATGCGATGCGTTTCCCAACCTCGTGCCGCAACATGTCAAGGACGCGCTAAATTTTTCTCGCTTGCAGTCGGATGACAACCAATGGCGGGCATTTCGCGGCGCGGTAATCGGCGCCAGGATCGAGTCGTACCTGAACAGCGGCAGCGATGACGCAAGTGATCTGGCCGAACTGAAAGAATTGATCCTGCATGAGATCGTTAAATACGGACACCCCAACAGCGTTACCGGCCTGACCGTGGCCGGCAAGGAATCGAAGCGTTTAGGATTGTTCATCAACTCGGTGGATGAGGCGGGTAACTTCTCGCCGCTACTGGAAACCGGGACCATTCGCCAGGAAACAGCGGAATTTAATTCCGCCGATCCGGTATCGATCGTCACCTATCTGTTTGAGCAGAACCAGGACCCGGTAGAACTCAGTACGGTGCTGTCGATGTACGACGGAGAAGCCATGATGGAAGACCTGGGCGACATCACCAAAATACCGGGGCTGGCCGTGTCGCCCGATGGTTTCATCTACCCATTCGATCAATATTGCTCGGGCGATGTATTCCCCAAACTCCGGGCAATGCGCGAAGCGATGCTATCGGAGAAAGATCCGCGCATTATCGAGCAATACAAGCGCCAGATCGAAAGCATCGACGCCAAGCGCCGCAAAACGCCGACCGAAGACATTACCTTCCGCATGAGGCAAAAGTGGTTCGATCAGAAAAACTACGTGATTGAATTCCTGCATGCCAATGGGTTTAAGGTTACGATTCAGTACGACGAAGAACGTGGTGAATTCGTTTCCCGGGGAACCGGTGGCGGACTGATACCGCAAATCGTCAATTACCTGAACGAAAAGCCGGTAATGGGCGGCGTCAAGGTCTCGGATTACAAGGACGCCATCAAGGCGCTGGAGGATCAATTCGACGCCTTCATGAAGTCGCACCCGAACAGCGAAGACCTGACCAATCAGTACAATGAAAAGTTTAACGGCTATGTCGATTTCAGCTACTCCTGTAGCGACCTGGGGCTGACCAATCTGGGCGACAGAATTAAGCCGCATACCTACCAGAATGAAGCCATTCGCCGACTGTCGCGTGAAGGAAAAGGGATTCTTGGTTTCGACGTGGGCCTGGGAAAAACCTTTACCTCCCTGGCGCTGCAAGCCTACAACGAGCAGATGGGGCGTTCCAAGCGCACCTGCATTGTTGTTCCTGACTCGGTGTTGGCAAACTGGTATCACGAACACAAGGCGTTCTATAAGGATACCTCACGCATGCTGGTTGTCGGCATGTCGCCGAAAACAAACAAGGATGGCACTGCGCAACGTGAGGCGATTGTCGACGAACAAGGCAATCCGAAGCTGCTCAACGGAGAACCCATATACCAGGATGTCTTGACCAAGGACGACGCGGAAACCATCTGGGCGAAAATGCACAGCATTCCGCAGTCCGACTTGTCGCTGGTGATCATGTCGCATTCCCGCTTCGGCATGATACCGGTCAAGCAGCAGACCAAAAAGAAATACACCGAAGAAATGCTGTCGCGGGAGCTGATGAGCGCCGGGGATGCCGACAAGCTGATGTCCGCAAATCCGGGCAAGCTGTCATATGCCGACGCGCAGAATCAAGACCGCATGGAGCAGAAATACTCCGACGAAGGCACGCGCAAACAGGACGCATACCCGTATTTCGAGGACATGGGGTTTGATACCGTCATGCCCGATGAGGCGCATTTTTATAAAAACGCCTTCAAGCCGGGCAAGGAAGCGAGCCGCATCGCTTATCTGCCAACGCCCGACCCATCGCAACGCGCCATCGACCTGTCGTTGAAACTGGCGCATATCCGCGAAATGAACGGCGGGCGCGGCGTTGTGTTGCTGACGGCCACCCCGGTTACCAACAGCCCGCTTGAAATCTACAACATGTTGTCATTCCTGATTCCGGCAGAGGAATTCGAGCAGTTTGGCGTCTACACACCCGATGATTTCGTGCGCGTGTTCGCCGATGTGCAACAGATCGAGAAGCTCAAGGTTTCCGGAGACGTGGGTAACGTCGACGCGATGGTCGGCTTCCAGAATCTGGATGGCCTGCGTTCGCTGTTCCACAAGTACGCGATTATTAAAAATGCCGAGGACGTAAACCTTCCCCTCCCCGGCATCGAAGAAACCCAATCAACCGTTGAGCTATCCGAGGAACAGCAGGGTATCTATGTGGCGCTGCGCGCCGAGGCCAAGACGGCATCGTCTCCCAAGAAAGAGGAGCGTGAAACGGTACGACCGCTGTTCTCTATCATCCGCGACATGGACAGAACCACCACCGATCTGGACATGTATTACAAGCAGATCACCTTCATCTTCGCGCCCGCGCACAAGGAAGCGCTGGAAAAAGCGCTGGCGATGATGCCGAAAACGGTACAGCGCAAGGAGTACGACGCCGACAAGGAAAGAGATGTGGTCATGACGGTGCCGTTAGAGTACACGCTCACCGAAAAAGACGGCAAACTGGTGGTGGTCATGACCGACGCCGGCGAAGAGGACATGGTGGCCGCCATGCAGAAGGTCGGCATCCCGGAAGATGAAGTGGCGCACCCGATCACGCCAAAATATGCCGAACTGCTGAAGAACCTGAAAAAGGAACTGGATGTTGGCGGAAAGCAGCTAATTTTCATCGAGGAAAAAACCCAGCACCGGAAGCTGGCCCGGGTCATCGTGCATCACCTGCCCATTACGCTGGAGAACATCGGCATTATCAACGCCACGGATGCCTCCGGCGAAAAGCTACAGCGCATTTCAGACAGCTACAACGCCGGCAAGATCAAGATTGTTATCGCCAACAAGAAAGCGGAGGTCGGCGTCAACCTGCAAAAAGGCACGACGGCGATTCATCACCTGACGTTCCCCTGGGTTCCGGCCAGCATGCAGCAGCGCAATGGCCGCGGCGTCCGGCAAGGCAACACTGCGGCGACGGTCAATATCTACTACTACATAGGGAAAGGATCGTTCGATCTGTTCCGCCTGAACCTGATCAATAAGAAAGGCAACTGGATTAACGATGTGCTGCGCGGCACCGAATCGAACATGGAATCCAAGGGCGACGGCCACCTGTCGGCGGAGGATGTCATGGTGCTGCTGTCCGATAACCCGGAAGAGGCCAAGGCGCGCATGGAGGAAGCAAAAGCCAAGCGCGAAGCCGCAAAACGGGCTAAATCCGACAAAGCCATGGTCATCAACCTGAACCAGCTCATAGAGGCGCGGCGCAAACTCGCATTGCTGGATGGCTGGAAATCGGACGAAAAGACCAAGATAGAAGCGGAGCTGGCGAAACTGGCGGCGCGCATTGCCGCGCTTGAGGAAGATGATGGCGAGGAAGCCCGTAAAGACCGCTCCGATAGTAGGCGCAAGCAGTCCCTGCAGCAAAAAAAGCTCGATACCCTGGACGCCCGTTATCTGGCTATCGAGGAAAGCGCATCGGCGACAGTGAAACAAAAAACCGTATTCCTGAAAGCCAAGGCGGCAGCAGGCGAACTACCCTTTGATGCGGGCGCTGTCGACAATCCGGAATCGGTGCTGGTTACCAACGATGGCCGGATAATAAAGCCGGGCATGGTGTTCGACATTAAAGACGCGAAGTACGACCGTGACCGCAAATTGACCAAAGGCCTAAATCTGGTTGAAGCCATTGACGCATCGGCGCGCACCATCACCTTCAAGCCCAAGAGAGAAAATTACAGCTCGCGGCCCATCAGTCTGAACGATCTGCACAACTACGAGCTGAAGCCGGTATCCATGACGATTGAGGAATGGGACTTGGCGAACAAACTCGCCAATAACCTAACGCTGAAGGATGTCATCGGGTTGGGGTTTGCCACCTACGACAAGTTCAAGGATCAAATCAAACTGGCCTATAGGGAATACTATATCGCCGATCTGGGGGACGGCACGGTAACACTGACCAGGGAAAGCTCCAGTTATCGTTCCCTGGTGGATGCCCGCTTCGTCTGGCCGGATGGCGGCAGCGAGGCCATTAAGCGCCAAGTGGTCAAGGATTACTACCGCAACATCACTGTTTATGGCACGGACTACGGCGGCCCGATTATGGAAACCCTGTTCGGCGAGGATTGGAATGCCGCCATTCAGCAATATGCAGAAATGGCGACGCAGGAAGACGTGTTGCGTCAGGCGCAAGCCATTTTTGAGGCCGACGTTCAATCCAGGGGCATGGATGAATACCAGTTCATCGAGCGCAACAAGTGGTTCGTAGCCAATAATTGGCGCGAATATACTGCAAAGATACCAGGCGACAATGTACAGGAGATAATGGATTGGGTGCGAACATTCATGGCGGACAAGATTGCGGCCTACGAAGCCGAGTCCCGGAGACGCCAGGACGAGGCCAACCAGAAAGCCGCCGAAGCGATTAAATCCAGCCCGGACTACAAAGAGATTCCAGAGGGTATTGCGCTAAAGCTCTCGGAAAAAGGCATCACCGCCCTGTACAACACCGAATCGGTCTACATTAAGCGGAGCAATTGGCCGGCCTTCTCGCTGCTGCTGTTGCAGGACTCGAATGGCAAGCAAGGATTGCTGTACGCCGCCAAGGAGCGGCTGAAAAGCGCCTATGGCGCGCAATTCGCCGCCGATATATCGACAAAGTTCAGCGGCGCATGGTGGTATATGCCCTCCTCCCATAAGCTCGACGATATCGTTTCCGTTATACTCAACGATCAGGACGCGCCGGTGATCGAGACCAACAGGGACGCTCCGGAAAAGCTGAAAGTTCCTGCCGACAAAATAGCCGTTGGCGATGAACTGAATGGATTTGTCGTCCGATCGCTGGGTAAAACCTGGGCGGCTAAGGAATATGAAATCAGCGCCGTCAAGCGGGATTCGGGCTTCGATATCGAAGAAGGCGACTTGATCCAATACGCGAGATTTTAAGCATGAGACTCTACAGCAAAGACGATTTACAAGACGCCCTGTTCGAAGCGCTGAACAGCAATAAAAGCTCGGCTGAGTTCGTCAAGAAATATGTCACCAATCTGGGCAAAATCATCAAGAAAAGGCCGCAGCATTACCGCTATTTCGGTCCGTACTGGTGGGCGCTGAAGTCGATCATGCTCAAGTACGAAGTACCCGGCATTGATGATTTTGTAGATCTGGAGTGGCTGGAAAAAATCAATCAGGCGCTGACCGGCGATGACTATGTCTGCGTGGCGTCCTGGGCCATGCAGGAAAGCCGGTTCGGCGGTCTGGAACTACCCACCAACACCGTGATGCTTGAAGACGCCGAGGGCAATATGACCGAATGCGTCACCATAGACCCGTTTCTTGAGGCGCTGATTAAAAGCGGTTGATTTTGGACTCACTTACCCATCGCTAAACGGGCGGCATCCGCCAGAAATCCACTCCGGGTAGAGTGATGGGCGCGGGCGTAATCGTCAATCTTCGCCAGCAGTCGGCGCGGCAGGGTGATATTAATTTTTTCGGAACGCCCATCGAAACGCGCGGTATCTACGTCGACCAAGGCCCATACGCCGCCCTCGAAGTCAGGGTTTAGCCTATGCTCGGCGATCGGTCGCGGAACCGGAATTTCCTCATCGTCGTCGGTCATGCCTTCAAGGTGCAGGTCAATAGCTTCCGCCACACTGTTCAGGGCGTCGTCGAAGGTGTCGCCCGCCGAAAAACATCCGGGAAGATCGGGAACGGTAACGCCAAAACGCACGCCGTCATCGGTATGCAATACCACGGGAAAGCGCATAATAAACTCCTATTTCCACCCCGCCTGTTTCTCGATGCTGCGTAGCGCACCGGCAGGGATGTCGCTGTCAGGGTGCTTTACAGTCACCCGGCCCGGATTTGTCGGATGCTTGAATTGATGGTGCGAACCTCTGACTCTATCCAGATACCAGCCTTCCGACTCCAGGCGCTTGATGACTTGCTTGCTGTCCCTGGTGGTTATTATAACCACCAGTCAGTAATTGACAATGTATTTGACAGGGACGCGGCTACCGGAAGATTACCACTGTCAACCTGTCAATTTTTACAGTTACGCCGATGCACGGCGCAGGGCTATAATGCCGGTGAGCAATCAGGAAACATAAGCCGTGCAGGGACAGCCGCTTCAACCGTTTACCGCAATAATCACAATAGCCGCCGATATGAGGCAAAGTTTTGCGTCATATAGGTGGGCGAATTTTTCGTTATGCCCCTTAGGGATTTGCACGAATGCAAACTATAGATGAAGCCCTGATCGAAAAATTCAAACAAATCCTTTGTGAGCCCCCCTCCCCGGGACGCCAGAAGGAGCAGGTTGTACAGGACTTTCTTGAGCAACACACAGAGCTGATTCCGATTCCGAACCGCTTGAACCACCATCTCCATTTTCAATCTGTAGTGTCCAAGTTCCCACTTGGTACTGAACTGACTACAGACTACGTCTACATCACAAAAAGTTCTGACGTTTGGAGAGTAACCCTTGTCGAATTGGAGTCTCCGGATAAGCGCATCTTTACCAGTGACGTTAAGAAAACGAATACTTCAGCAGAGTTCAATGCAGCGTTGAATCAGGTAAGAAGTTGGAAACACTACCTTGATGAAAACAAAGCCGAAGTAATTCGTCGCCTTGACCCGTTGCTACAACCAATAAACATGAGGCGGAACCCCATCGAGTTTCACTTCCAACTCATCATTGGCCGATCCGAAGACAAAAACCTAAGCGTGGAACGGAAGAAACACTTTAGAGGACTCATTGATGAAACTGGGATCGACCTTTTAACATTTGACCAACTGATTGACTGGTACAGAAACGATCAGCGCTATAAGAAGCTTGTGCTGCGCCTCACGGGCGCGCAATACGCTTTCAAGCATATGCATTTCGAGCCGACACAAATTCTTTCGTATGTGGGGCCTGACCGTCTATCCCTAAGCTCCGACGAGTTTGGGCGCTTAAAGGCTGCTGGATACGAAATGGACAAGTGGAGCAAGGGTGACTTGCTCACCTACAACGTCAAATTTGCAGAATCGACAAGAAACCAAGAGCTAAATAAAGGACGGCACTCTTTTTACTCTAAATAAAGGTGTATAATTTACTTTAGTCGCAACAGGCCATCATTCAAATGAGCTGTTTAGCAATGAAGACCAAGGAAAGATCTATGTCTCACGATAATACAATCAAAAATTACATGAAGTTTCTTTGGGGACCTCACTTAGCGGAGATTGTTTTTGAGTCGCCCAGCCGACAAGCAGTATCTAGCTCCGTTCAAAATGCTTCCGTAATTTCCGGGTTTAGTATTGCAGCTATAGCCATAATTTTGGCTACCACCCCTCTAACCTCACCTTTATTGATCACTCTTGTTTATTTATTTCTAGCATTAATGCTACTATTTAAATGCGGCGATTGCTTGACCAATTCACTGCATTTTGATGACCCCATAACCAACCAGAAAGAACTAAAGTTTTATCGCAGGCAGGTTTACTGGGGATGGAGGCATTATAATCTGGCCATAATAATAATTATTGCATCGATAGCATTTTTTTCCATTATAAAAATACAAGACCAAAATATACCAAGCCACCTAAAGCTATCCTTGTACACTGCAATTACCTTGGTTTTCGCATGGTGGGCATCATTTTGGTTTGTGGATTTATGGAAAACAATTATTTTCATTGTAAAATGTGAAGACAAGAATTACAGCAACTACTCGACAGAGCAAAAGAAGTTAATTGAGCGCAATATTCTTTTCAAGTTAATCTTGTATTCCGGTATAACTGTAACTTTAACTATATTATTAACTCTTTTGCCTTTTGGTTTTTTTTCTTCATGTGTAGATGTGCAGGCATTATTAATTACATTGATATTGTTTGCAGTCCTTCGAGCGATAGTAATAGATACATTTTGACCAGTCACTATGCTTGAGAGATTTATGATCTACGCTGGATTCTGCCTTGTTTTCTGTCTTGGATTAACAAAAAAAGCACCCACTTCGGCGCTAGACTCAGTCTCGTTTGTTGTGCCACGGCCTAACGAAGCGTTCGAAGCGGACGCGCTTGACGATCAGCCTACTTACCACAGTTTTTGCGCGTACCGCTCAACTTTGCGTTGGTCATCTTGATACTGAGGCGCGAACGATGAGCGAATTTGATACGCGGAAGAAGGCTCTACTAGAACCATTATTCATCGAAGCTGGCAACGCATTGATGGATTGCCAGACTTTCGAGTACGGCCTAACGCTTCTGCTCTTTCATCTTGCCAGACTCGATAGCATAACTCTCGACCCTCAAAAGGTTGCTCTAATTTTGGAGAACCAAGACAAGAAAACGGCAGGCCAGCTAATTGCCATGCTGAAGAAAAAGGCCAACGTAAGCGACGGTATCGAAAAAGCCTTGGAAGTTGCTCTCGCTTCACGCAACACACTTATCCATCGCATATTGATAGACAACGCAGAGAAACTTCCCCAAGCAGAAACGAGGGCATCGCTGCTTAAGGAAATTCGAAGCCTGCGCGCTAATGTTCAAAAGGCAGACAAGAAGTTGCGCCCGTTCATCCACGCATTTGGTCTCGAACTCGATGGCTTTGACAATCGCCAATTCGAAGCCGAAGCAAAGGCAACGTTTACGTGAACCCGATGCCCAACCCTTCAGTCGAGAGGGGCTGCGCAAAAGCGCGCAGCCCCTCACTTTTACGTTGTTGGGCATCATGATGAGGATCGTGCCATTTATTCTTGGCTTGGCGCTAGATATTGCACTCAAGCGCCTGACGCGGCCGCATACGGTCTACTCGAAGCTTGCGATAACAGCACTGCTCATCAGTGGCGGAGCCTTCATCACCCCATTTTGGCAACAAGCCGTTGAAGGTCTCATTGCGCCCTTGGACAATCCAGGATGCACCGGCCCACTTCCATCTATCGCATCAGGTTCGATTTTTCTCTTGTTATCCTTTTTGTTTGGATCTATATCGCAAAGGCATTCAACGCAACAACGGGAATCACTTGTAGACACAAAATCGCTCAGTGGTCCTATCTCAATTGGGCAGGCGCAAGTTTATTGCTACTGCGGGTCGGTATTGGCAATGTCAAACATTGATGTGGTCATTACCTCAGAGAATAGAGATCTACATCTTGGAAGTATTAACGGCACTTCTGTTTCAGGAAGAATTAGGCGACTTGCCGCTTCATATAACAGCGATGGAACACTAAGCGCCGACCATCTGCTTAATCACACCATCCAATGGAAATCGAATCAGCATCACAAGGGACCATACAGATTGGGGCAATGCATAGTCTCTCCCCCATTTAATGCCAAACGTCGCGGCATCAAATCCATAGTTCATGCAATCACACTTGAAAAACGTGACTCAGGATTAAATATCGTAGAGGAATCTGCGAACCGAGAAGTAATCGATTTTGTTATCAAACATTGCAACGTACAACAGTATTCTTCCTTTTTTCTACCAATATTTGGACTCGGTAGTGGTGGCCTATCTCGAGATGATGCGATCTCCAGAACATTAACCCCTCTCATTGCCAAGCTTCGTACCACGGCTGCGCCCCTTTCTGTTTATGTGGGAACCTATCGTCTCTCTGATGCAGCAATTGCTTCGACATTTTTGCTGAGAGCGCAATGACCCCCCATCTCGCAGAGGATGTTGCATCGCTCTTATGTCGGCTAGATGAGCGCAGGACAGGAGCAATTATAGGTTACACAAGCGGAGTCTTTGATCTTTTTCATCAAGGGCATCTCAACTATCTAAACGCATGCAAACTGGCTGTGGATGTATTGGTTGTCGGTGTAGACGCCGATATCTTGGTTCGGATTAGAAAGGGCAGTCATCGTGCTTACGAAAAATGCAACACAAGGGTCGCCCATGTACAAGAGACAGGCCTTGTAGACGAGTTATTTATCAAGACGAATTCCTCCGACGAGATAATTCCCATCATTCGACCGCATAGATACTTTATTCCAAGCAACCGCCAAATCAGCGCTCTGCGATCCCAACTTCTAAACGACTTATCAGTACGACTTGATGTGCTTCCTTATACAAGTGGGGTATCTACAACGAAAATGGCACGGCTAATTGGAATTTCTTCGGATAGCAGTGACTTTGAAAATAAGTGAATTCGATCGATGCCCAACCCATCATTCCACCGGACTTGCGCGAAAAACCACGCATGAAGCCCAATATCATCGCCACCTGACAAGCTTATCGCTAACTCAACTTAAGCCCGCCCCACGCGGGCTTTTTTGCGCCCGCAAAAAATAACCACCCCGCACCCCGCCCCCACCAAAACCGGAAAACAGCGCAAAAACCGCCCTACCCTCACCCAAAACTATCACCTGAACCTCGGCGCGTCGCCGAACACAGTCTGATAACTTTTGGCGAGATCGATATGCCCAATAAAATCAAGCACCAATACTCCCGTAAATCAACCGCCGAGGTGGATGCGTTCACCCAGGGGTTGCGGGAAAACGCTTTTAACCAGCAGGGAACATTCGACTCTGCGGCAACCTACGACTTCCTGTCTAATGTCACCAACCAAAACACAGGAATCAAGGTTCCCGACAACCTGCAAGCGGTTTACGATGAAGTCGGCGAGAAGGGGAGCGATGTCGTTACCCGAGCCATTCTCGATGGCATCAATAACTATGAAACAGCGCACGGCTGCTCGGTTCCGGCTGACATTCTGGAGCAGGCGATACATGCCGCTTACGGAACCACGAATGAGGCGCGCCGAATAAATCAGCTTCCGGCGCTGGACTCGGCGAACAGCAACCACATGGACGAGCTGAGCCTGCAGCCCAATCGCGCCGTTGTCGCCATTCTTTCGATAATGGCGGAGGCGATCCCGTTCGCGCATTACCTGCCGGCGGACATCGGTTCGAATGAAGCGCGTCTGGCGATCATGCAACATCAGGCCGGCAGCACCTACGGCGGCTATCTCGAAAACGCCATTCTGGATGGGATCGCCAGCGGCGAAGTCTTTATCACCTCGTCGCGGATTCATAAACTGGATATCAACAGTCAGGGCGCGGCTACCGCGAAACTGACGACAATCCAAACAGACGATGAGCATTGCGATCAAAGCGACACGGCGGTAGCGCCAAAGCTGTTGCGCGGCACAACTATCGTCTACGTGAACGGCAAGGTGGCCGCGCGCGAAGTCGATAACACCGGTAGCGGCAATTCGCCCATCAGCGGTACCGCGATCGTTGCGGGAACCAGCTACGCCATATCGGGAACCATTAATTCCGATACCGGCGTGGTGACGCTGGCGACCACGCCAGCTATCCCCAACACCAGCGATGTATCGGTCATTGTCGAAGGCTTTATCGACTATGAACGGAGCCCTGAGCTGACGCCGCGGATTATAACGGCGGTCAACATTTTCAAGCTGCACGCCAGCCCCTGGCGCGTGTTCACGCAACAGACCATCGACAGCCGTACCCAGATGTCGAACGAATTGGGGCTGGACCCTTACGGCGAAAGCGTGATCGGCATTCAGCAGCAATTCGCCAACGAGCGCCATTACAAGGTGCTGGCCATGGCGCGGCGCTTGGCGGTCAACAACCACACGCAATTCGATTTCAATTGGGCGACCAATAATGGCGGCGAAAGCCTGCAAAAGACCCGCTCTCAAATCCTACAGGACTTCGCCACCCCGCTGGGCGTCGCCGATCAGCAAATGGCGAACGACACCATGAACCACGGTATCACCCACTTGTACGTGGGTAAGTTCATGGCGTCCATGCTGTTGTCGATGCCGAGCGACATTTTCGTGCCGTCAGGGCTACCCGCTCGTCCGGGCATTTACCGCGTTGGGCGTCTGTTTGGCCGTTTCGATGTGTATTACGCGCCCAAGGGCGTGAAGGAAGCGATCGTCAATGGCACGCAAACCGCTCAGGTTTTGTGCATCGGACGCGCAACCGACGTCACGCGCAACCCGTTTGTGCTGGGCGACGCCGTGGCGCCCCAGGTTATACCGTTGGCGGTCAATTCCGACATGAAAACCGGGGCCGCGTTCTACGCGCGCAACTTTACCTCAGTCAATCCGCACTGCCCGTCTTCCATGGGCTGCGCGATGATCGACGTCTACAACCTGACCTAATATCGAGGCGATCATGTCAAGAATCATTGAAATTGGCGCGCCGGTATCCGGTGAAAAAAGCGCAAACGACGCGTTGAAAGAAGCGTTTGAAGGAGCTGGTTACCCGCTGGATGTAACGATTGAAAGCCACCTGCAACGCGCTATCGCGCTGCCGGAAATCGGGGTCTATTTGCCCGCGTCGAAGAGAACGTTCGCCACCATACGCAATGAGGATGCGTTTCATCGCGCGGTATCCAGCATCGAGCAAATCGCGGCGCTCAACGGTTACCAGAAAATCGTGACCATCGAGGAGGGGCATGCGGACCCGGCCGCGGACGGCGCAGCCGGCGCGGATGCAACCGAAACAAAGAGTCGAGCCAAAAAACCAGCGAATTCCGGGGCGGATGCGTCCACGCATAACGCATCCGATCCCAATTCCAAGCAAGGAGCATAACCCATGACCGGAGTGGCTTTTACTCGTCAATTGGGTTCGGAATCGGGAGTCCAGCTCAACCCGCTGAGGGACGAGTCGGAACTCCCAACGCTGGACAACGCGGACCAGACCTTCGCCGTCGCCATGCGCGCCACCCGTGGACGCATCGACAAGCCGTTTGCCGTCAATAGCGGGAACATCGGCAAAAAGCTGGGCAGCGGCGAGTCGATTCGCCTGTCCGCGCTGAACGAAGCGTGGGTTCAGGTATGGGAGGCGGTGAACCGTGGCGCTTACAACGCCATAGTGCAGCGCCTGATAACGAATGCGGCGGTTATCAAATGGGCTGTGGTCACGCTGCCCGATTCCGCTCCCGATGCCCCGGCGTTTTCGGTATCCGCCATCGATCCGGCGCCGCCCTACCTGCTCGCCATCAAGCATCTGGAGTGCCATAACGACGGCATTAAACTGGCGTTTCATGCCGATGAATCTCGCTCTGGCGGGGTGCTGACCGAGAATAGCAAGATAACGCTGAGAATATTCGATTCTGCCGACATATTGCTCTATGAGTTCCGTGGATCGCTAGATCCCGCCGCCCGCGATGATTTCGGGAATTCAGCGTTTTTGCCGGATGTCGTGTCCGGGATAACCGACGCGGTGGAAATCGAAGTTGGCGCAACCACCGCGATCGCCATCACCTCGAATGCCTATGGATACGACGCGGCGGGCAAGGAGAAATGGGTTAAGTCGGACTTGCTGATGTGTTTCGATGAAGGGGGCAAGGCGTACAGCACTCAAGACTACCATAATGCGCGTGATAAACTGCAGCGCACGCAATTGGGTTATGCCTACATCGCATCGGGCGGCACGCAATCAATCGGACTGATTGCGGCGCTGGCTCAATTATCGTTCGACACCAATAAGCAGTTCCGCCTCGACATACCCGGAAATTTAACGGTGGAGGAAGCGATTACGTTTAAGGAACAGCTTAATCTGGAAGCCGTTGAAACGGCTCACTTGATACATGTGTACTGGGCGCCGCTAAAAAGCGACGATCCGACCGGAGTGAACGGTAAAGGCTATATTGGAACCTCGGCGCTTAATATCGCGTTGTCGTGCCTGCGTAACGCGCAGGCCAATTCCAAGGGGTTCGCGTCTAAAAACTACCCTATCGCCGGGCGCGAATGGCCGGTACAGCGCACCGGGCTGGTACAGGTCGTCACCCCTGGCGATCAGGAACTTAGCGCGCTGGCAAAAGCCAGGATCAACCCGGTGATTTTTGAAACATACACCGGCGGTGGGCGCTATGTGTTCAGAGACTCCTTGACCTGCGCTCCGGTTGAAAACGTCCTCAAAAAACTGATTTCCGTGGTTGAAATGTCCACCAGCATCGACGATGCCGTGACGCGCTACGCAAAGGATGTGCTGCAACTGCCGATGGACGTATGCATCAAGCGCATGACCGACTTTCTTCAAAATCTGTTCGAGGGGGCTCAGGGCGCAAAATGGATTACCCCGTCGAGCGATCCGGCCATGGGCGGTTCCGCGTTCCGTTTTACGGTTCAGCCGAACGCGGCGCGCCCTTACGACACAATGGACTATGCATACTGGCTGCATTATGACGGAACAAACCGCCAGAGCTATGTAACCCAGACATTAAGCAGGTAATACTCATGAGCTTGACTGAAATTTTACGCAGCGCCATGGCGCGCAGCAAAACGCTGGACAGTTGCAAGGAAGAAAAAACCGTCGACTCGGCGGACACGCCCGAGCTGGAAGGCGCGGACCAGTACACGTTGAACGACGTGGCGTTAAAAACGGCGGCAGCCATACAGCAGTGGTGCGAAACCGATGACCTGGATTCCGGGGAAACCTCCGCGAATCGCCTGATGGCGTTGATCGTGGGCATCGCCGATATCAATAAGGACGGCGACATCACTGATGATGAGGCCGATCTGCTGGATATGGCCCTGAACGCGGCGTGGGATTATCTCGCCTCGAAGGGGGCCGACGAAGAAGACATCGGCGCGCTGCTGAACGATTGGGACGACGATGCCGCTGACCGCATCCGGGATCTGGTCACCAGCGCCTTGCCGGATGGCGATGACGCGGCTTCCGATGACCTGAACAGCTTCGTGTTCGGCGTCAGCCAGGAACCGGCGCTGGATGCCGTCTACAGAAACAAGGTAGCCATTCGCGGCGGTAAAAAGGTGCGCATACACAAGCGCATCTCAGGAACCGTGCATTTATCGGCCAAGCAAAAAGTGGCCGTGCGCAAAATGCTGATGAAAAGCCACTCTTCCACGGCGCAGATGCACCGGATGAAGTCGGTGCGCGTCCGTGGGCAATTTGGGATGAAGGTTTAATGGATGGTCCTTGGCGCGCTGTCATCGCTGTGGGGCGAATTATCGCCGCACCTGATCGCCAGTTTTTTTGAGGTTGATCGAAGCGGCGCGCGTATGGGCTCCGGCGCGGAGGTAAAAGCGCCGCTGACGGATTCGAATCTGGAGGCTACGCTTAACTGGCAAAGCCCGTTCGAGCAGGCCGGGCCTGAGTCAAAGGCTCCGGCTCTACTGGCCATGCTGCAATCCGGAGCCTTGCAGCCCATTATGGATGTAATGCTTGGAAAAGCTGCCAATGCAACCGGCATCGATGTGTCGGGAGCGCAACAGAAATCCAACGCCTTTCTTAAGCAATTCGACGGCAGAACCGGCATCACCAAGCTGAATTCCACACAGGTTTTTACCGGCATGCCGCCGGTAAAAATATCGGTCACCGCGCTATTTCGGGCATGGCGGGATGCTATTTCGGAAGTTGAGGCTCCAGTTGATCAGCTTTGGGATTGGGCGCTTCCGCAAGAGCTATCGAAAGACGGCGCTATCGTCGGTAGCCTGAAGGCGGCAAGCGGGGAACAAAGCGCGCTGGATGCGTTACTGCCCTCGCACGCACCGACCATGATCGGCGTGACGTATAAGGGGCGGACCTATGCGCCGCTGGTAATCGAGTCAATCGGCTACCCCATAAGCTCGCCCATTTCATCAAGCGGCAATTATGTCGAGCTATCCGTACCCATGACGCTGTGCACGCTGACCGCGTGGGATCGAAACGACCGGAAAAAAACCCGTTAATTTATGTGAGAAACACATGATTTACATACCGCCACTCAGAACAAAACGCCTCACGGTACAGCTCAAGGAGCTGTCCATTATGGATAGCATCGCGCTGGCCGGAATGCCTATCGCGCACGAGCAATCCAACATAACGCAGTTCCTGCGGCGCGCCACGGACAGCGCCAACGGCATCGATCCCGCCTTATGGACGGTTCAGGAGCGCCTATTGGCGGTTTGCCACTATATTGCCGCGGTAGCCGATGACGGCCCTGATTTTTCAGTCGGCGCTGCGGCGCATTATTCCGATTACCTGGATGGCGAAGTCGATATCACCGGCGATGGAAAACCGCTGCCGGCCGGTGAGCTGTCCGGCGATAACTGGTCCATCCGGCATCTGACCGGCTGGTCCGCCGAGGTCATCGAACGCCTGGAAGGGGAAATACCGGGTCTTTCTGCAAGAGCGCATTGGCTGTTGGGCGCCATGGCCGCGCAACTGGTGCGCGACTCGGAGGAAATCAACGATGAGTTTACCGATGAATGGCTGCTGGAGCGCATGCGGATCATGGCGGCGTTCCCGGAAAGTGACTTCATCGCGTTGAGCGCGATATTCATGGAGGGCAAGGCGACGCTGCATCACCTGATGCGCATCGAGTTCGGCGACGACGGCGGCATCGTGGTACTGCCGAAGGAGGGCGGCCTGTTACCGCCCGCCCGATTTCGCCTATATTCCTGCCTCTCAACGTTCGCGCGCGGAATGGGCGGAAAACCTGACGAATCTGGCGATCAGCGTCAGTCTATTCTCTTCGACACCGCTGCATGAGGCGTTGCGGCTCACGAGCAACCAGGCATCCCACTTCTTTGAGTCCAAGGCATTTACCGACTATAGGAAAAATCGCGACGCCGAGATGAAAATACAGGTGGCGGTCGTTAACCGGCTGAATGACGTGGTCAAGTCGGTGGGCATACTGGCGAAGGTGATGAGTAAACGGTAACGATAATGGAAATGAACAATGTCGAAACAATGCTGGCCGGCGGCGCGGGCGGCATCACCGTAACCGGTTTTTTATTCTGGTCGGTGCGCCGCATGTTCCGGCAGTACTCGACCGAGATCACAGAGAAGCGCAAGGACGAAGCCGAGGCGGCGCTTTTTACCAATCTGCGCGCGGAGATAACGCGCATGGGCGAGGATATTCTCAAAATCAAGGAAGCGCATCGGCAGGAAAAGCATGCGCTTGACCGGCGCATTGAGGCGCTGGAACATAAAGTAGCGACGCTAAACGGCCAGCGCAACCGCACAAAACAGATCGCGGTGGACGGATACCGCAGTTGCGCGAAAGGAAGCTGCCAGCATCAACCGGACACGCTGGGCAAGTTCAACCAGATCATCGACCACGGCGATCCTAATAAGGAGTGGGATTTTAAAACCGCTCCATAGATTGACAGTAATTGCAGAGTGCAGCAGAATAATTAGCCGTAACATAGCCGCCTCAGTCATTCTGGAGTAACCACCATGTACCGCCTCGGCTGGCCTCTGTCCACATTTCTTGCATCACTCGGCATCCCGCTGCTGGTTAAAATTATTGTTTTTTATGACGATGAAGCGCATGTTTATGTTGCGACAAGTCCGGATGTAAAGGGGCTGGTCGTAGAATCCAGCGACTTTGAGGAACTCAAGCGCGAGATTACAGATTTGGTTCCCGAGCTGCTGTCGCTTAACCGGCCCAATCTACGCTCAAAACCCGCAACAGACCTGACGTTTACCCAGCATCTTTCCCATGCATGAATGGCTACGAGAAGCAGGTTAAAGCGCTGCTGCTCCAAGCCGGTTGCAAACTGATACGCTCTGGAAAAGGATCGCACGAAATCTGGCAATGTCCAAATGGCGTGAATGTTACGGTAAACCACGCCTGCAAATCCCGTCATACAGCAAACAGCATCTTACAGGCTGCGGGTATCAAGTTCAGATTTTGAGCCGCGTCCCTGCGGCTGGATTACCCGGTTCACCAAGCCTTGCTCAACTCCTCCACGCAGAAGCGCCGCGCCTTTTCTCGGTACTGAGGCGACAGGTTCATGGTGCGCAAAAACGTCGCCATCAGCGCGGGCATGGTGGCGATGCCTTCGGATATCGAGGTCAGGCCCAAGGTGGACAGGTATTCGTCCACCAGCTCGCGCGTTAGCGGCTGGATGTTGCTCTGGCCGTTTTCGATGGTCAGCAGGTAGTGATTACGTCCGGCAGCCGAAGGGAGAACCCTACCCAGTAACCGCTCCCCTATTGTCTGGAGTATGCGCGCAGCGGCATACTGCACGCGCCTGATTGATCCCAACTCGATATCCCTGCAATGCGCCCATAGGGTTTCGTTTGGCAGCAGTATCAACTCAATCGCCATTTGGTCTTGCGGGCTGGCATTGCAGTAATGCTCGAATAGGGATTGTTTGAGGGATGCGTCCGGGGTTGCTTCCTGAGCGGGAATAAACTCACCTTCCAGCGGCAGCCGCGCAACCAGCGAGCAAACATCGGTAAACGACTCGGCGGGAACCTCTTTGTAACTGCATCCGAACTTGGACTTGATCGACGACCAGCACTTGATGGCGGCCTTGGCGTGTTTGTCTTGCGGAAGTTCGGCGACGCGGGATTTGACCAGCGCCTTGATGACGTCCTGCTGGTCTGGCGTCAGGCAGATCAAATTTCCCCCTCAGTCTTATTGCTTCTTTTCTGACATTTACAATGCTAATCGGTTGAACTAAATAACCTCGAAGTTGATAACTCTCCATTAATCCTCTTCTTTCTTCGCTCCCAACAAATCCGCAAGTTTAGCAAGAGTTTCCGCGTCAAAACTCGATCTGGCAAAACCGGCGATTAACATCTGCTGCTGCGGGTCGCATCCTTCCAGCGACACGCTTTTGTTTGCCATATCCGCGTAAACCCCTAAATCTTTAACCATAACGCCGCGCTCTTCAAAAAACTGGGTGGTTTTTTTTACCCACTCTTCGGGAATTTTTTTTCTTCCGGTTTCCATGGCACTAAGAAAGGCCGGTGATACTTCGAGACTTTCAGCCATGGTGGACAAGGTTTCATGGGCATCCAGTCTGGCCTTTCTGACAGCTCTTCCAAAGTCAGTAAGCCTCATTTTTTCAATCTCCCCTTTAGTTTGTTACACATTACGGATCAATCATGATCCTGAGACGCGATTATACCTATCCGCACAACAATTTCAACCGTTTTGGTTAAAATTTTTTAACATGCGGTTCTTCCTGTCAATCGTGAACCTTATACGCTCCCCCAACTATCAAAAACTAAGGTAGCCCGATATTGCACGCATACCATTCAAAACCGGAAAACAGCGCAAAAACCGCCCTACCCCACACTCAAAACTACCCCCTGATAACTACATCAGGTGGGCATATGACCAAACACAGACAGGTATGCGACGCTGCCGTCGCTATCATTAAAAAATTCGAGTCCCTGCATGACGGCGATCTGAGTCATGTCGGGCTACAGCCCAAAATGGACCCGATTGGCATCTGGACTGAGGGCTGGGGTCACGCGATGCGTGATCCGGCTACCGGTAAATTTCTCAAGGGTGCTGAAAACAAGGCAAAGGCCTACCGGTTGCACAGCATCAGCGACGAAGATCAGGCCAATGCTGTCCTGGACGAAGACTTGGCCGAGTTCTCCGATCACATTGCCACGCTGATCAAGGTTGATGTCAGTGACGACCAATTCGGCGCATTGGTCAGCTTTGCGTACAACGTGGGCTACGGCAAGGGTGGGTTGGGTGATTCAACGCTGCTCAAGTTGCTGAATGCCGGAAACTACATTGGCGCTGCCGACCAGTTTCCGCGCTGGAATAAATCCGGTGGCAAGGTACTTAACGGGCTTGTGAAAAGACGGGATTCCGAGCGTCTTCTGTTCCTGGATGGAACTTCTTCCTAAGCGGGTACATCATGAGCATTCTATTTTTCACGTTGATTGGGGCCTCCGGCCTCATTGCGCACTGGTGTAAACGCTGGCTGCGCGAACAAACCACGGCATCGCTGCTCGACTATTACCTGAAATACAACCGGCGCGCGACGGCGGCAACCGCCATTACATTTTCGGGCGCGCTATTCGGGTTTTTATCGAGCAGCCCCGAGCTTACGCCCGTAACGGCCTACGCCGTGTTTTTAACCGGTTACGGCATTGATTCTGCCATAAACGCTGAGTGAGGCAGTAAAGATGAATAAATACAAAACGATATCGATTGTGGTATTGTCCTTTATGCTGTTTGGCATGGCCATGGGGGTGAAGTCCGCATCGGCGGATGACGCCGTGCCGCCAGTGCTCGTAGGCTTCTCGCGCGGCGAACCGTCGGCCAAGGACATTGTGTTGCAGGCCATCGCCGACGCGCAGGTATCGATCTACATGGCCGCGTACCAGTTTACCCAGGACGATATTGTCGGGGCTTTGCTGGGAGCGCAAAAGCGCGGCGTCAAGATCGCGGTTGTGCTGGATAAAACCCAGGCGCATGGCGCCGTGCAAGCCGAGCTTGTGAGATCGGGCATCGGTTGCGCAATCGACCACCGGCATAAGATCATGCATCACAAGTTTCTCGTGGTGGACATGACATCCGTGGAAACCGGCAGCTTCAATTACTCCGAGTCCGCCGACAAGGCCAACGCCGAAAACGCGATCTATATTCGAGGCTCGCCCAGCCTCGCCGCGAAGTACAAAGCACAGTGGGAAGATGTGAACCGCAAGGCGCTGCTGTGCGGCGGAGTCCGCCCCATATAAAACCGGAAAACCAAGCAAAAACCACGCTACCATTGTTCAAAACTAAGCCCTTACGCAGCATGCATAAGGGCTTTTGTTATGGCGATTTCATTATCCAGTTACATGAAGGGTTTCTTCGATCTAACCAAGGCGATCGGATTGAAGGCCATATCCAGCGATTTCGCGTTCGAGATCGCCGGTTTTGAGGGGACTTATTTGCTGGTGAAGCAAGCGCCGTGGCCGGAACTGACGCCACAGGGCGAGATCGAGGTTCCGACCGTTCTCGGGGGCATGGCCTATCAGCCGCAACAGGTGAAGTTTGCCGGACAAGGCCCAATCTCGATCATGGAAACGCGCGCCGGTTCCGTCAATCAGTTGCTGGTTGGTCTGATTACCAAAAACCAGGGTGTTTTCGACGCGAAGATCTACGAAGGCACGCCCATGAAGTACATCAAGGCGAAGTCGATTCGCGATTGTTTTATTCAGCTGGACGCCCCGGATCGTGACTGGGAGAACCGTTCGCAGGTGCTGACCTTTTCCGGAACGCTGTTCTTCCACTATTTCGGCGACGACATGGCCGGTAATTCGACAGATTACCGTTAACACGCGTCATGGCTTCTATTTCCGCGCTGTCGGCTAGATTTTCCAAAGATGAGCGCCCTATCGGCATTGTTATCGACCCGGAAACGGTGCTGAGGCAAGCGCTGGCCGCGACGCGCATGTATGCAGGGTATGGGGTGCTGGAATGTGGGAACACCGGCGCTGAAATTACCGCCGATACCGATCTGAGCGATTCGGAGTGGGCGGTAATTCGTCCGCTGTTCCTTCTGTACGTCGAGCGCGAGTGCGCCATCCATCAGGAAGCGTCAAGGGCGATGGGGCTGGAGACTTTTGGACGAATGTCGTCGGAAATCTCCGGGGATATCGCCCTGGCCGAGCAGAATCTTCCTGGGCAGGCGTTCTGCTATACGGTCATCACGGTATGAATGTCACGCTGGAAAACGGCAAGCCTGTGCGCGGAGACCTGATCAAGTCGGTCATACTACGCTCGGACGCCACGCCGATACCATCCACCGTCGAAGCCGAGATTAGAGTAGACGCGGACATGCGCAGGCAGTTGGCGGAGGGGAAAAGATTTTATGCGGGCAAGGACGGCGACGCCTACCGCATCATAAACGACCCCTATTCGGCTGGCGGCTATTACCAGGGCGGTCACGACATGGGCGCGGTCAAGCTGATCGGCGTGCTGGATTGCTGCCACGCGGTTTCGTTTGTCCGTTCGACGGCGATCATCAAGGAACGCGCCACGCTATCGCAAATCTACCGGGCCTGCGGCGCGACGATAAAGGCAGTTGACGCCGACTTTCCGGTGCCACGCTTCGTATGCCCAATAGGCCAACCGCCTACCTTCCCCATCGCGCTGGCCCTACAGGAAGCGGGCGGAATTGTGCGCTGGAAGAGCGGTAAGCTCCGGTATTTCCGGCTGGCGGACCTGTTTACCCAAAAGACGGTCATGTCCATCAGAAGCGAGTCTGCGGAAGATGTTGGCAGCGGGTTTTCCGAGCGCCCCGAGATACCCTGTTTTTATTCTGTCGACGATGCGGGTCAAATTATTTTCGGCAATAGGGACAAGGCTCGGACGGCGCGTTTCGTGCCGGGAAAAAATATCCAGCAACTGCGCAATATGACGCGCTGCTTGGTCAAAAGAAAAATTGCCCAGGTAGGTTTCACCCCGGCGATTGCAGCGGGCGATTTAATCGACGTTGTGGGCGGCGCGCCGCTGGCGGTCGTGACCGCCGCCCATGTGTATCAGTCCGGCACGGATGGCAGCGGCAGCAATCAATACAGCAAATTGTGGTTATCGAGTCTGGAGGGGTAAGTGGAAAAAGGAGCGCTCATTGGCCGGCAACCGGCAGTCGTGCACAGTTACGACCCGGATACCCGTACCTGTATGGTAAAGATACCCGGCATCAGCGATGGCGGCGATACGCCGCTGGAGGCTGAAATAGAATATTCGCTGGGCGATAGATCGGCACAATCCGATGGTAAGATTGCAACCGAGGTCGAGATACTTTCCGGCGATACCGTATGGGTTGATTTCATCGGCGGCGATTCGCGCTATCCGTTAATCACCGGCTACCGTAACCCGCGCGTCGGCAACGACAAGGAGACGCGGCGCTGGCATCACCTCAATATTGCTCTTGAAAGCGACAAGGATACGATCATCAAGGCGGGGGGCAATGTAACGGTGATCTGCGAAAAGGATGTGTCGGTGCAGGCCAAGGGTGATATCAAGGGCAGCGCGCAGGGGTCAATATCCTGGGAGGCGCGGGGCGATATGTCGTTAACGGCGGGCGGCGCGATGAAAATCAACGGCGAAACAGTGGACTTAGGGTAATGGCCGGTATAGCACGCGTAAACGTGGACAGCGCCGGCGGTGTGATTACCGGGGCGCTGGCACCAAAGGTGCGAGTAAACGGCGCGCCGATCGCGGTTGTCGGGGCGACGGTTGCGCCGCACGGACAGTATCAGCATGCGGCGCCGGTTATGGTTCAAGGATCTTCCAAAGTCCGCGCGGGCGGACTGCCGGTATGCCGCGCCGGAGATGAGGCTAGCTGCGGGCATGTGGCATCCGGTTCGGATACAGTTTCAGCAGCATAGGGAAAAACAGATGAGCATCCAACACTTATTTTCATTCGCGGACTTATCGGTAAAGGACAAGGCGGCAAAGGCCGCGATGAAGTATTTCTCGCGCGCCGGCGCCAATGTCGCGCAGCAGGACGTTGACGGCAAAATCAAGCGGACGTCAGGTATCAACTACCGGGAAATGACTTTCACCTTCGATGATTCTCAAACTGTGGTAATGCGCATCAACGCGACGGGCGACGTATTCCAGGTACTCATCAACGGCGCGGTTACGCCGATCAAGAACCAAAGCGACCAGGTTGCGGCCATCGCCGAAATCGTGCAGAAGCTCAACGCCGGACGCATGAAGTTTCAGCAAAAGTTGGCCAAGGCGCAGGTGGCTATTCCGCCCGGCATCAAGACGGCGGCTCCGAGGATGCTGGAGGTACTCACGCAAAAGCGCGATGGGTTGAAATCCGCGATTCAGGCGGTCGTGGAGGAAATTGCCATCGTGACCGGATCGAACACACAAGCGGCGGGCGAATAGACTTGCGGCAAATTCGACAGGTAAACTCATCGGCGCTTACCCGCCCGCACTGATAAACCTAACCTAAATCCCAAGAAACGCCCTGATTTGCGCATCCAGCGCGTCGCGGTTTTTAAGCTGGCACTCCCAGATCACCAGCGCCTCCCAGCCCATCGTCTTCAGCGCGTCCAGCGCTCCGGCGTCGCGCGCCCGGTTTCGTGAGATTTTATTGGCCCAATAGTCGGCGTTTTCCTTGGGAGCGCGCGCGCCGCGTTTGCAGTCGTGCCCACGCCAAATCAGCCGCGCTGGGCATGTCGGTCGCCGCGAGGGTTTTGACATCGGCGGTTTTAAGCGCGCCCGCGCCCCAATTCAGCTCATAGCTACGGCTTTTTTTATAATCGAAGTCGTTGGCGAAAAGACATGTCCACTCCGGCCCCAGGCCGGCCCGCGCCATGCCGCCACCCGCGAAGAATTCATAAAACGTGTACTTTCCACGCCGTTTTGGTTGATAGCTGTTCATGGATTGTATGATAGCGGCAATGCGTTAAAGTGCAACCGCGCTGTAAGGTTTGAGAGTAATCTTTGACTAAGAACTAATCATACGCTTACCGTGGTGCAACCGGCTGAAATCGCCAGCGTATACTACGCGCTGGAGCGAGCTGCCTATCGTGCGGGGGTAGCGGGCGGCGCGGCATACCCGGCCAGCCGTTCGCTCAGCGCAGAATAGACAGTCCGTACCAAATTGTCTTATGTTCGCGCTATATTGCGGTGGTTAAGCCAAACCGGCGGAATGTATCCAATTGAGTGACAAGCCGCTTCTGGCCTGTACCTTTAGAATGTTAGGTTGGGTGTTTTTACTGTTGCGACGTTGCCCATTCTTTTACAAAAGCGGTCATCTTTGCTCTTGCCTCTGAATCTGTTTGCCCAAATACCTCGCCAAACTCATGCGATATTCTCTGTCTCTCACCACCCTGCATCACATACAAAGCCTGGACTTTCGCGGCATATTTGAAATCGCCTATCGGCCGTATTTTTTTCGTTGTCAGATACAGGTCATTTTCATCGATTTTCATATTTTTACCTATTGCTATGCGGCCTAGACACCCAAAGTAAATTATGTAGTGATTTTACTATATAAAACCAGTATTTTTGATTGGATAAAATGAGCCAAAATATCTCGTGGCTATCGTGGCTACTCAGGCACGGCGCTGCTTACAGCGCGTCTTTCACTCCCCAACAACGACTGGCTTAACCACTTGCGTCTGTCGGGTGACGGACGATTCCACCTCCCAACAAACCGGAAAACACAGGAAAGCCTCCAGCCACTCAATTGACAAAATAGCGCATGACCAAACAAATGCGCGCACATGGCCGAAAACCTTAAAACCAAGCTGATGAGCTTCGGCATGTCGGCGCGCCGCTTTGCCGCGTCGTTTTTGTCTCCGGCAAAGGAAATCACACAGGCCGATACCTGGATGTATGGCGCAGGTGCAACGACGGTTGCATCCCTGCTTACTTCCGGCAAGCGTCAAGCCAGAACGCGTCAGGTCATCTACCAGAAGTGGAGCGAGATGGAGGGAGACCCGCTGGTATCTTCGGCGCTCAAGCTTCAGGTGACATCCGCGCTAGGCGGGCATGAGACCAGCGGCAACACCGTATTCATCGAGAAAAACCCGAAAATCGGCGCGGACCAGCGCAAGGGGAAAATCGTCGAGGAAATTTCTAAGGATCTAACCCCGCTGCTGAACCGCATCGCCTTTACCATGGCGTACACCGGAGCGGCCTTCGGCGATGCCTACGCACGCATCTACACGAACTCGAGCGGCGTCGTCGATATTTATACCGATGAAATGGTGCGCCCTCCCCTCGTCCAGCCGTTCGAGCGCGCCAGTAGGACAGTCGGGTTTGCGGTCTATGTCGGGGAGCGCAACTTCGAGCGCCTGGATATATCGCAACTGGCGCGCCTGAAAATGCCGCGCACTCAATGGGTGCCGCAGTACGGCGTGGTTGAAAAGTCCCTCCGGCTGGCGTTGACCGAGGACGATGTGGACAATCTGCCGGTCATGCCGTCTATGGTCGGCGGCTCCATGCTCTACAACGCAGAGCCCTCATACGACAACCTCATCGCCTCACTACTCGGGCTGGTTGGTCAGCGCTGGATTGATTCCATCGACGAGCAAATCCTGATGCCGAACCTGGAGTCCATGACGCGCGCCCAGCAAGAGCGCTTTGTTTCGTCGCTGAAATCAATGTTGCAAGCCTCCAAGGAGCGCGCGGAACGGGCGGTGCGCGATGGCATGCCGATCATGGAGCGCATCCGGCACATTATCCCGGTCTTCAACGAAAAACAGATGACCAGTCTGGCGCCGGCCAATGGCGGTGGCACAAACCGCACGGCCAGCATCAGCGTCGACGACGTATTGCTGCACGCCAAGATGATGGCCGGGGCGCTGGGAACCGATCTCGCCATGCTGGGCTTTGCCGACCAGTTGTCTGGCGGGCTGGGCGAAGGCGGCTTTTTCCGCGTGTCCGCGCAGGCGGCTGAAAACGCGCGCACCATGCGCAACGCCCTGGCTGAACTCTACAACGGCATCATCGACATCCACACGCTGAAACGTTACGGCATGGTGTTTGGCGAGCATGAGCGCCCGTGGACCATCAATTTTTACGGTTCCATATCGGCGCTGGCGGCTGAACAGCAAAAGACGCGTAGCGACGCGATGAACGCCGGCATGATGCTGGTGCAGACGATGCAGGGGTTTAAGGACATGGGCGCGGATCAGGAAATGATGGAGGCATTTCTGTCGAAAACGCTGCTGGTCGATGAAGATCTGGCAAAACAGTATTCGGCGATCGTCAAAGCGCCCAATGCAAATGAACCGCCAAACAATCAGGAATAGATCCACGAGGTATTTATGAATTGGAAAGCAGATATTGTCCGAGTAGTAACCGGCATTGAAGAACTTGCATCCGCCCAGGATGAGGCCGCAATACGGGAATCAGAACGCCGCAAGGTGTTTAACGAGCAACGGGATCATGCGCTGTTCGTATTGCGCAACGGTGCGAACGAGTTTTGTCGTGAAGCCAGGGTGACGGGCATTGATGCCTTCGTTAAAACCGAAGAAGACGGATTTTCGGTAACTGCAAACATCCGAAATGCCAGCGTTAAACTATTCGTGCTGGGTCGTGCGTCAAGTCAGGACTGGCATGTATTTTACACGGCATCCATCAAGCCGCAGGCGGGCCGCAAAATTGATCTTCCAGCCACTTTTATTCAGGTGTTCGACGAAGTAACGATTCCCGAGTTGATGACGAAACTCCTGGATAAAACGCTGTAACGATCATGAGCCTTTTTAACGAAATTGCATCGTCGCTGGCCCAGAGTACCGGCATCGGCGGCGCGCTATCGAGTCTTAACGCGCAGATTAACGCATTTACCGGCATGAATCCCGCCACTGCTGCGATGGCCGCGCAAGCGCGCGGCATGGCATCTACCGCGGTGGCGCAGTTGGCGAACAAATACACGCCGGCAGTGGTGAAGCGCATGGATGCGACAATGGGGGCAAGCGGTTACGGCGGATTGCTGGGCGGCGGGACCAATTCAGGCAATGTGCTGGATGCGATGGGCGTCACCACCTATTCAGCCGTAAACGGACTATCGTCCGTGAACAGCCAAGCACCTGGGGCTATCAGCATTCGGGGTTTTGACGGCAACCCCAACCCGCTATTCGGCGGCATCAGCATGGCCGAAGCCCGGCAAATTTACCAGGAAGCGCAGTCAACCCGGTTCGCCAAGAAAAACCTGTTCCTGATTGACGTGTCCAGCAGGCTCAAGGGCAGTATTTCCAACTTCAACCTGTTCGTTACCGACATCGAATACGCGCCGTTCACCATCACCGGGGAAAAACGCCGGGTGGGATCGTCGGTGCTGGACAGCGTGCAATCGGGCGAACCGGTCGAGCTGCGCATTACCACGATGGACGATCAGGCGGGGACGCTGAAAAACTGGTTTCAGGCGCACTGCATGGCCGCTGTTGCGCTGGACGGAACCGTGGGGCTGCCGGAGCAGTACGCCATTAAGATCGTGATTACCCATGCGTTCATCAAGCCTGCATCCGGGGCGTATACCGACACTGGGCTTTACCGGCCCGCCAACATAGAATTCAGTCTATCGCGTAGGGAAGACGCCCTGCAGGAGATTCAAATGTCATTTTCTCAGCTCGATACATTCATGGCGCCCTAACTATGAGCAAACTAAACCACGACGCAGCTGGCTTTCTGATTGGCGACAAAATTGATCTTGGCAAGGAAATAGCGCTGCTTGAACGCATTCGGGCGGATGTGAGCGCGATACGCGCGGCCTTCACCGGGGTAAAACCTTCGGCAACCGAAGCGGCGGCAAACAAGCTGTCACGACAGCAAAGCAACCTGACGCATATAGCGGAACCGCGCGCGCGGGGTGACGATGGCCGCTTTATTCGGAAACAGCCCGCCGCCGAGCCGAAAGGTCGAAGCGATACGAAAGGCGTTTCTGTCGTCATCAACCAGCCCGCCGACGCGAAGCCCAATAAAAAATATGATGTGTGGCCGCAACTGCAACCGTCGGTATCCACAAAACCACGGCGCGATAAAAGCGGTCGGTTTGCCGCGCAAAACAATGGCGACGGCGGAAGTAATCCTCGCGAGCCAAAGGAAACCCCAAAAGACCGCGCGCTACTCGCCAAGCTGGCCGAACGCGTCACCGATACCGCGCGGAACAGCGTCCAGGGCATGGGCGATGTTGATCCCACCCTGAAGGCTCTCGGCGAAGTCGCCGAACCGCTAGGGCGCGGATTCAAGAGCATAACCGGCATCGGCGAAGGCAAGGATAAGTCCAAGGAAGGCTGGTTCAGGAAAATCTTTGGCGCGCTGCAGGGACTTCGCAGCGAAGACTCGGCATTCAACAAAGCCGCAAAGAAAAGCCTGAAGGCGATAGAAGACAAGCCGATTGCGGAAGGCGGCGGCAACGGCGGCGGTTTGTTTAGACTGATCGGCGGACTGCTGAGCAAAATACCCGGCATAGGCCTGGCTGGCCGTTTACTGGGCGGGGCCGGAACCGCTGTTGCCGGTGGAGCCCTGAGAGCCGCTGGCGGCATGGCGCGCGGCGCGGCAAAAGTTGCGGGCAATGTCATCAATAAAATTCCCGGCGTAGAAAGGCTTAAAAGGGCTATCGGCGTCAGCACAAGCGATGCAGTGGACGCATCAGCCGGAACTGCGGCTAAGTCCACCAAGGGCGCGCCCTCCGTTGCCAAGTCAGCGAGCAAGTTTGGCGTCAAGTCGCTGGGTAAAGGCTTGCTTAAACGCATTCCGATCATCGGCGCGCTGGCGGGTCTTGGCATGGCGGCGTCCGATATCTACGCCAACGAAAACGATCCTGAGAAGACCCCGGAACAAAAGCGGGAGGATAACTTCAAGGCTGGCGGGTCTGCTGTTGGCGGCATGATCGGCGGTGCTATAGGCATGATCGGCGGCCCGCTTGGAGCTGTAGTCGGCAGCATGATTGGCGACCAAGTGGGCGGCATGATCGGCGGTTGGTTGTCTACCTTCAGTTGGTCCGCGATAGGCGACCAAATCACATCTACATGGACAAGTTCAGTTGAAAACCTTAAAGGCGTATGGACAACGGTAACCGATGGCGTTTCAACCTGGTTCAAAGAGAACTTCGGCGGCGCTGTCGAGCGTATCAAGGAGGTTTTCGGTAGTGTTAAAAACGCTTGGGACGGCATCACCGAGCAAGCGGGAAAAACCTTTGACTCCTTCAGCAATTTGCTCAAGGACAAATTCGGCATTGATGTAAAGAAAATTACCGCAGATATTACGGAGGGTGTTGTCAATGCGGTTGAAGGCACCAAAGAGTTCATGGACAGAACCGTGGATTGGGGTAAGGATGCAGCCTACGAAGGCAGGAAAAAAGTTAGTCAACTGCGGTTTAATGATGTCGATGCCGCCTTAAAGATGGATGCTGGAGGAGATACCATAACCGGACTTTCAGATTCCCAGACCAGGGCGTTTGCCGCCAACACCATGAAAAGTGAAAGCGGTGGTGACCAAAGAGCGGTGAATCAGTTTGGTTTCTCTGGGCAATATCAATTTGGAGCCGAGGCCTTGGCCGAAGAAGGGTTGATTGATGAAAAAAAGATGCACGCGGCCAGAAACAGCATGTCTTCTGCTGAGTGGTGGAAAGGCGGCGGTCATAAACGGTTTCTAGCCGATAATTCAAACTGGACAATAGCGGGTGGACAAGAAGCGTTCTTGGCCGACAAACAGCTCCAAGACAAAGCGTTTATATCATTTACAAATAAAAATATTGCTAGGGGGATTGATGCTGGAGCCATATCAAAAAACTCCAGTCCCGAAATGATCGCAGCTTACGCCAAAGCAGCCCACCTTAAAGGCGCTGGCGGGGCAAACAAGCTGTTCCTTGATGGAAAAAACTCGGTAGATGCAAATGGCACATCCGCCAAGACATACGCCAATGAAGGAGCCGCAGCCATGCGCGAGCTTGCTGGAAAGGTTGAATCAGCAAAAGCCAGCCAAGCTGCGGCCGCACAAAAAAAAGCAGCGGACGCAAAAGCCAATGCATCCGACGTACCAACCATGGCCGACGTGTATCAAGCTGATCCCAAGACGCCACCTACCAATACGCCGCAACAATCGACGGATGCAAAAAAATCAGCAGATGCAGCGGCCAACACATCCGACGTTCCTACCATGGCTGACGTGTATCAAGCTGATCCCAAGACGCCACCTACCAATACGCCGCAACAATCGACGGATGCAAAAAAATCAGCAGATGCAGCGGCCAACACATCCGACGTTCCTACCATGGCTGACGTGTATCAAGCTGATCCCAAGACGCCACCTACCAATACGCCGCAACAATCGACGGATGCAAAAAAATCAGCAGATGCAGCGGCCAACACATCCGACGTTCCTACCATGGCTGACGTGTATCGGGCAGCACCAGCGCCCCAGCAGATGCCTTTCATCAACAATAAGCCCTCCCTGCCCGTCGTCAATGTGTCGGCGCGAATGCCATCCGCTCCGGCCATGCCACCTATCCCTACCCCCAATCCATCGCCGGAAATTCAAATACCGCTGACGGGCTTCGGCGAGAACAGGAACATCACGGTAGTGGCCCCGCCCGCCGAGGTCGGGCAAGACCTGAGTGATCGGCGTATTGCGCACATCGTCACGGGCGGGTATGGCAGGTATTAACCGTGTATAGCTGTGCCCCGATAGTTGCGCCCATCAATTTTTGATACACTCAACGTGGGAATCGATTATTCTATACTACAAGACGATAACAACAAAAAACTCAGGTGGACACAATGTTCAGCGAACGAAAAGCGGCGCAAATGGCGGCGTATTTCCTAGCAAAATCGCCAGACCGAAAGATGCCGCACCTTAAGCTCATGAAGATGCTGTACCTTGCTGACCGGGAGTCTATCCTGCGTAGCGGCTTCCCTATTACCGGTGATCACTTTGTTTCCATGCCACATGGTCCTGTGCTATCCATGACGCTAAATCACATGGATGGCGATGTTGAGTCATGCCCGGGCGGGTGGGAAGAATGGATTTCAGATAAAGAGAATAACGAGCTGTCACTGCGGAAGGCATTCGAAAATGATGACCTTGATGAGCTATCTGAGGCCAATATCGAGATACTGTCTTCAATATGGGACACGTTTGGCTCCATGGGGAAATGGGAGATTCGCGACTGGACGCACGATAATTGTAAGGAGTGGGTGGACCCGCACGGGTCATCTAACCCTATAACTTACAAAAGTGTTGCCGTTGCCCTCGGGTTTAGCAGTGAAGCGGCCAGTAATCTCGATTCGCGCATACGAGATGAAATCGAAATAGAAGGTATTTTTGCGGCTCTATGAAGCTGTTTCTGCCGCTCAAAAAAGCAACGATCCTCGTGCCTTCTGGTCCCGTTCACGACATAAATCGCAAGCATCTTTTTGTTATCCTGGCGAATCACCCAACCGGCGACACCCCTGAAAGCAGTGTTTTACTGGTGTCGGTATCCAGCATAAAACCGGAAATACCTTACGACAACGCTTGCGTTCTCAGACCGGGAGACCATCCATTTATAAAGCACGATAGCTTTGTGGTGTATGCCCGAGCACGAATTGAAAATACCAACGCAATACTCCGTGGCGTCAACGATGGCAAGCTTATACCCCAAGAGCCCATGAGCCAACCGGTTTTCGACAGAATTTGCACAGGCTTAACGGTATCGATTCATACGCCGCGAAATATCAGAGATTTTTTCGAGGTACTTAACAAGCGCGCTGTAACAAGCACTCGTATTATCTCGTAATCCGTAGTTTTCATTTTTTAATAGCCGCGTCCCTGCGGCTGGATTACCCGATTCACCAAGCCTTGCTCAACTCATCCGCGCAGAAACCCCGCGCCTTTTCCCGGTACTGAGGCGACAGGTTCATGGTGCGCAGAAACGTCGCCATCAGCGCGGGCATGGTGGCGATGCCTTCGGATATGGAAGTCAAGCCCAAGGTAGACAGGTATTCGTCCACCAGCTCTCGCGTTAGCGGCTGGATGTTGCTCTGGCCGTTTTCGATGGTCAGCAGGTAGTGATTACGTCCGGCAGCCGAAGGGAGAACCCTACCCAGTAACCGCTCCCCTATTGTCTGGAGTATGCGCGCAGCGGCATACTGCACGCGCCTGATTGATCCCAACTCGATATCCCTGCAATGCGCCCATAGGGTTTCGCTCGGCAGCAGTATCAACTCAATCGCCATTTGGTCTTGCGGGCTGGCATTGCAGTAATGCTCGAATAGGGATTGTTTGAGGGAGACGTCCGGGGTTGCTTCCTCGGCCGGAATAAACTCACCTTCCAGCGGCAACCGAGCGACCAGAGAGCAAACATCGGTAAACGACTCGGCGGGAACCTCTTTGTAGCTGCATCCGAACTTGGACTTGATCGACGACCAGCACTTGATGGCGGCCTTGGCGTGTTTGTCTTGCGGCAGTTCGGCAACGCGGGATTTTACCAGCGCCTTGATGACGTCCTGCTGGTCGGGCGTCAGGCAGCCGGGTAGCGCCTTCTTGGTTTTGGGCTCGCGCTTCGCCTGCCCTTTCGTCCAGTAATCCCAAAGCGCGTCATCGCACTCGTTCTGGTACATGATGATGGTGTCGCGCAGCTCGGGGCGCACTTTGTTCGGGCTGATGGTGGCGAGCCAGCCGGCGAGTTTGCGGAGGGGCATACAAATCATCTTTTGAAGACCGCCAAGGGAAGGTATAACGATTTCCGTTATACCCCACCTCGCTTCATTGCCGCGCAGCTTTGCAAGCTGGGATTGCCAAGCAAGGCCCATACCTTCGACGATGGTTTTCATCGGCGTAAAAGGCTGATTCTCGTGGTCAATGACAAATAATTCTGTACCGTGGAAACTGACAGTTAGTGGTTGTGCAGTCATGGCTTTGCTCCTGATAGTTTAGTAAATATCGCCAATATGAGGGCGAGCGGGACTCAACTACCGCTATCAGGCGGCGGGCATATTCCCCTTGCGGGTCTTGTATTTTGGCCTCTCATCCCGCCCATAGATAAATTTTGGGCGAAAAAAAACCGCTAGGCTGTCGGGTGCGGAAGGCCGCTGATAGGAAGTAGTGAGGGAAGCCTACACCCGAAAGATTGCGAATGTCAAGCTGTCAATTTCGACAGGTTACGCTCCCTCAAGCGCTTGATAAAATGCGAACCTCCGCGCGAAAACAGCATTAACTTCTATGCGAAAATCTTTTATTCAGAGCGTACTGTCCACCAAAAGGCAGCGGCAACGTTACTACTATTTCAGAAATGGCGCTGCTGGCCTTTGTGGCGTTGCCGCATACGCACATCTGGGTGGTGGTGGACTGGGCGCTTCCCTTGGGATTGCTGCAGCCATATTATCTTATTTAACTATAGCCCCCATTATCGCTTTCTTAATTTGTTTATTTGAACAAATGAGCTCATAGAAATGGATCTTAAAACAATACTAATTTTGGCAGCTACGACAATAGTAGCATGGAAAATACTCAGCTATTTTGTACGCCTGTACTTTAGAAAAAGACGTAAAGCGCGATTACTGGAAAAGTACGATGACGAGGAAATTGTATGTTTAATCATGAATCGCAAGTTCTGGCAAGGACAAACACCGGAACAACTTATAGATTCTATCGGGCAACCCCACGATATAGACAGAAAGGTTCTCAAATCAAAAACAAAAGAGACATGGAAGTATTACCAAGTACGCAAAGGACAATTCTCTTTAAAAGTTTACTTTGAAAATGACATTGTCATAGGATGGGAAAAGAAATAATGATACACATCACAAAAAAAACAATTACATATTCATTATTTATTTTATATTCTGTTTTATACGGTTATTCACTTAGCGCTTCAGCAACCACACTTGAAGAACTTGCAAGCGTGATTTCTCTTCCTGAAAATGCAGATTATTCAGCAAATGACTGGTCATCAACTGATGGTGTATCCGGTGTAAAATGGAAACAAAAAGGCATACAGTCAAACCCGTCAGGTTCGTTTACGCGCACTGGAAAAACAACTCTCGATAAACTAGGGCCTGCTATCGTTACCTACATTGGCCCCAGAACAATGATCTTCGCTATTCATGTCGATATTGATAAACCAATGGTTTCCGATGAATACAAAACAATACTTTCATCGCAGTTCAAAAAATCTACAACAATACATACAATTCGTGATAATTGTAAAGATGAAGGACCGTCGTCATCTTCTGGAGTATATGAAGCAATCTTGACCGGAAAGAAGCCTGTATATATTTTAGTCGAAAGCTCATCCGGTGCGAGTGGCATGGATGGAACGACTGGTTTTGATATTTCTCTTGCGTCTGAAGACAGATGGAAGTGTAGTCCATGAGTAAAGTGCGAAGAACCCGAAATTAAAATACCGCTGCTGACGGGCGGATATGGCAGGTATTAACTGTAGACCCGCCTATCAAGCGGGGGATTACGTGCGCCCCTAGCACTCTATCCTGCCTAAAGTCGGTCAGATACAGGCGTCAATAATATTTGCGCGTTAATAACATATTTGTTACCGTGCAACCATGAACTACACCATCACCTACTACAACGAAGCCGTTGAAGCCGACATACTGGCGTTACCCGCCACTTTGCGCGCACGATACTTCAGCTTGTCCGACCGCATGGAGGTTTATGGCGCGAATTTGGGCGAGCCGCATACCAAAGCGTTTGGTGATGGTTTGTTCGAGCTGCGCATGAAAGGTGCCGAAGGAATCGCCCGCGTTTTCTATTGCACCTTGGTAGGTCGCCGTATCGTGATGCTGCACAGCTTCGTCAAGAAGTCGCAGAAAACCCCGCCGAAAGAGCTGCGGATTGCTGTAACTCGTATGAATGAGGTTAAAAATGAACCCTGAACGCAAACCACCCACGATGACACACGCAGAATTAAAAGCAAAAGCCTTGGCAGACCCGGAAGTACGCGCCGAATATGAACGGCTGAACCGCGAGGAATTCGCCATTTTAGATGAAATCCTGGCCGCGAGGCGCGAAGCAGGACTGACCCAAGCGCAAGTAGCCGAACGCATGGGCACCAAAGCGCCCGCCGTGGCCCGGCTGGAATCTTCTCTGGCATCCGGCAAGCATTCCCCGAGTATAGACACGTTACGCAAGTACGCTGCGGCGCTCGGAAAACGCCTTGAAGTGCGTTTCGTGTCGTGACTCGACGCCACACGGAAGGATAGCACCCGAAAGATTACCACTGTCAACCTGTCAGAATTGACGGGTATCTGCGCATTAAGCTGCTTGATAAAATGCAGGTATATGAATGCTAATCTAATATCTGGAGGAGAAATGCATAAAGCAGGCGGAATAATTGGCATTATTGCTGGGATATTTGGAATTATTGCAGCAGTAGCTACGCTATTTTTTGGTGGCATAGGTTCTGCGTTCGAGGCAGAAGGAGCAAAGACAGTAGTTGGCCTTGGCTGGGGAGGGGTTGCTTTCTCCTTTCTCTCTATTATCTTAGGTGCCGTCGCATTCGCTCGCCCAAAGGCGGCAGGTATCGGGCTCATTATCGTCTCTATCCTTGGAGCCATTCTAGGGGGTACGCTAGTAGCAGTATGCATGGCCTTGTCATTGATCGGCGGCATTCTTGCCCTCATTGGGGCAAAAAATGAAGCCCAAACTACTCATCAACATAGCATAAGCGACTCCCCCCCTCCTCCCCAAACAAAAAAATACACCTGGATATGGTGGACGGCTGGTGCAGTGGTATCAATTATCGTACTCTCAATGGTTGGTAGCAATGATGCGCAATTACCAAAAGTTGATCCAATAGTAGATCTTGCAGGACAACAGCCAAGCGACTTACATCCAGATGGTGAGTTGTCTGACATATTCGCACTTGGCAGTAAAAATACCGAACTCCAGCGCGAAAATAAACTTAAAGAGATAAAGGGGAAAGTAATCCAATGGGAACTACCTGTCTATGAAGTATCACGATCTCATGATGGATATAAGGTTCAGACCAAATCTAGTATACGCATCGGTCAGTACGGTAAAAATGCTGTCGGGGTATTTATCTATATAACCCCGAGAAACGATGACGAAAAACATAAAATTGAATCTTTAAAAACTGATGACATCATAAAATTTAAAGGGCGTATTGCAGGGACTTCCATGCGTTCTTTAGAAATAAAACCAGCGATACTTTCCAATAACAGCACTGCAACTATTAATAAAATTGAACCGGCCAGTACCGCTGACATTAACACTGATAAAGAATTTCCTATAGTTGGGGAAAAAAACCAATTATCAGATCAGAGTCAACCGGCTGAAACTGTATCTACTGCTACGGGCACTCCAGCACCAACGACTCCAGCAGCCCCTGCGCTTCATTCAAACGATCCACTGCCCGGAGAGTGCAGTGAAATTCAGTCCTGTATTGAGCAAAGCCTAAAAGCTGCTCGGGATAATAACATTGACATTGTGCGCCATATCGCCTCGCGCATTGACTCCCTGCCCAAACCTGAACTGGGAAATAAAGTACAGAGTAGAAAACTCAATGCGCAAGGACTGGAAACATTCAAGGCAGGCGACTACAACAATGCCGCAGCCTACTTCCAAATGGCTCTGAAAGAAAACCCTCGTGATGCCGAACTGGAGGCTAATCTTGGTTCAGCGCTGACCGAAGCGGGTCGCGCCGGTGAAGCGGTTACTCCGTTTTTATCTTCGCTACAGCTTGATCCACGGCGTTCATGGACGTGGGCTCCATTGGCTGAGGCGTATGTGGTAACGGGACAGCAGGATAAAGCTGGGCGGTTTCAAATTCCAAGTGCAACGGTTGTTGATTCGCACATAGCCTCATCCTTTTGGCAATTATGCAGGAATTCGGCATAAACTTCCAAGGGGGTTCTAAACCCGAGAATTTTTCTCGGTCTCGTGTTCAGTCTGTATGCGATTTCATCCAGTTGCTCCTGCGAGTAGGTCGACAAATCGGTTCCTTTGGGTAAATACTGGCGCAGTAGTCCATTGGTGTTCTCGTTACTTCCGCGTTGCCAAGGGCTATGAGGGTCGGCAAAGTAGATGGTGATGCCCGCTCGCTCACTGAGCGTTTTATGGCAGCTCATTTCCTTACCTTGATCATAGGTCATGGTTTTGCGCATCGGCTCATGGACACGGTTCAATGCGTTACTGAAGCCTTCCAGTGCGGCTTCAGCCGTGCCGGACGTCATAGCCGCCAGCATCACAAGGCGGCTGCTACGCTCGACCAGCGTGCCTACCGAAGAACGATTGCCTGACCCCTTGATCAGATCACCTTCCCAATGCCCTGGAACCAGCCGGTCTTCAATCTCCGGTGGACGTACATGCAAGCTGTTCATATCAGGTATCTGACCACGCCGATCGGTTCCTCTGGCGCGAGGACGTCTGCCCGTGTGAGATTGCCGCAAACAGCTCAACAGTTCGCTGCGTAATTCACCGCGTGGGAAGGCATACAGTGCGGTGTATATCGTTTCATGTGACACCGTAAGGGCTCCCTGCTCTGCATACACGCGCTTGAGTGTGCCAGAAATCTGTTCAGGCGACCAACCTTCATGCAGAAAGTAATCGACTACGCCAAAAAGCAGGCTATCCGGTAATAATTTGCGCGGCTTTCGAGCCATATGGCGTAACTGCCTCGCTCGTATCCCCGCCGTACCTGCGCAATAGCTACCAGACTTGACTGGATTGCGTAACAATTCGCGACTGATCGTTGACGGAGATCGCTGTAATCTCAAAGCCATCGCCCTCAGGCTATGTCCATCTGACTTCATCAACATGATCGCGGCACGATCCTCTGCACTTAAGTGATTATATTTCTTTTCCATTGCAACACCTTATCATAGTGTTGCACTTGTATTTTGAGCCCGCCCTGTTTCCGCCTTGTTGCTTTCCTATTATTGGTCGTCTAATCGCGAAAAAATAGCCAATTTCTACAAGGAACACGCCGAAAAGGATGCCATACAAAAACCGGATAAGGCCGCTGCCTATCGCACCGCCTACAGCATAGTAAATAACGGCGGAGTTAATACGTCCAGCTACAAAATAACGGAAATGGGAGTTTCATCCCCAACGACATCGGCGAAAGATGCGCTTGATGAGGCAAACAAACAAATCAATATTGTTTGGAATGGAACAACAAAACAAAATAGAGCATTGCTTTTGCCGGAGCAACGGGAATGGTTAAAGATACGCGAACAGGAATGCCAGATTCAAGCCGCAAAAGATGAGCCTAATAACTTCGTGGCTCAAGACGCGGCTCGCATGAATTGTATGGCTGCGATGACGCACGAAAGAACAAGGGTTCTGAGACAAAAGATTGTTTCTATGTCAGGCGGCACGCGCGGTTGATCTCCGATCATAGACTGCGCCGAAACAAGCCCAATAGTTGAGCGATCGGCGCACTGCGCCATCGTGACGGGCGGGTACGGCAAGGTTATACCCCCTATTCCGCCGCCTTGAGGTCAATCCCCTCAATATTTTGAACGATGTTTTTTCCGGCACAATTTACGGTGGCAACCAGTTTACCATCTACTTCCACGTTTACCCCAGCCTCGATTGCGTGTTTATCTGAAAGCCGGTCAGATCCCCAAAAAACGCCATAAACGGTATTACCGTTTGGAATATTTACCGTATACGTCAAATAACGTCCCACCCCGTTCCACTGCGATGTCGATGCTTCACTCCGGGGTGATCGTACTACTATTTCCGGCTTCAAATTTGGCTTACCGAAAGAGTAGTCTATCGATTTCCCTGAATCACAAACCTCGATTAGTTTTCCGCTTTTGGTTAAACAGGAAAATACCTTTTTACTCCCGCTATCGCAGTCCGCCATCACAGTAGAGGAAAACAAAAGACCGAAAGTTGCTGATGCAAGCAATAGCATCTTAGACATGGTTGCTCCTTGAAAATGGGGGGGATGGAAACGGCTGGGCCATCGCGCTTATGCAACATCAATCATGCCGCGCGGCATGAAGCTTATCCCAAGCGCCCACACAATCCAACCAAATCCGCAGACAATGTTTAGCCAATTTTTCGGAAAACCTCGCAATCGACCTCGCATCACGCCGCATACACTTGCGGCATGTCTACGATAACCGGAAATGATGTACAGGCAATGGTCGGACACTGGCTTAAAACGCCGGTGGGCGGATACCTTGGCTCATCATATGGAAGCAACGCGAAGGAAATGCTTCAGGCGCCCCAAGCCTCCGGGGTAGCCGATAACTTCCTGCGTAAACTGCGCGCCGATGTCCCGGTGCTGTCCGCGTTGCCGGGCGACGCGGTAAATCTGTATGCCAGAGCCACGCCCCCAGATCGTACCGATCTCTTCATTGATATTTCCGGTCGGGCAATACAGGTAGGCGACTGATGTATACGAAATCAGACTTTCAACAAGCGGCCAGGGATACGATCAACAACTATCCCGCTATCGCGCCACTGTACCAAGCCGGCGATCCGCGCATACATCAGCCCATCGACGCGATGGCGACCATGCTGGCGATGGTGTCGGGACAGGTGGAAGTGGCCCTGTCCGAGCCGTTCGAGAAGGTTCGCGACGCCACCATCCTGGCTGACGCGGCGTTGAAAGGGATTATTCGTAAGGCGATTCCGGCGCGAGTAAGCGTGTCGGCCACCAATAAGAATGCCACGCCATTCGACTTGGCTTCTGGCGCAACAATCATCGACTCGAACGGCAATCCGTATATCGTCGAAACACCGATCACCATTCCACCCGGCGTAACCGCCGCTTTCAACGTCGCGCAGTACAAGCTTCGCACAATAAGTCATACCGTGAGCGGTAGCGCGCCGTTTTATTCGATAGAAATTCCGCCCTCTCTGGAGGACTTATTTTTGGCTGGGATCACGCTGAGCGATTCCAGCGGCAATTATTACGATTACGCGCCGAAATTTACCGGCATTGCCGCGGGCGAGCGGGTTTATCACATCGAAATAGACGAGTATCAGCGCATGTTTATCCGGTTGGGCTACGCCGGCGTGGTCGGTTACCAGCCCGTTGATGGCGAAGGCTTCACCATTTTGCTGTCCGAATGCGTTGGCGACGTGCGTCCGGCCAATGGCAGCCCGTTTTCATTCGAGTACCTGTATACGCCCCAATATTCTTTGGTTGATTTATCCATGGGCTCCTTGTTATCTCCTGGTGAAAATCCGCCTGACATGGCTACGCTACGTGATTTATGCCGCTATCCATCCGTTTATGACGAGTCCGCGGTTTACCTGGGTGAGTTTGATTTCGTTATCCGGCGGAATATAACCGGACTTTCCTTTCTATCCGTGTGGAACGAAACGCTGGAAGAAGCGGTTCGCGGTCATAGCATCGACAACATCAACACGCTGTTCGTGGCGCTGATTTCTTCAGCCGGCGGCGAAACGTTCATGGATGAGCCCGATCCATCGCAACCGGTTTCACCGCGCGTAATTCCGGTAGACGCCCTGACAGGCGTACAGAAAGACGTTTTGAACATCATCGTGAATGCGGATAACAGTTATCGCGTTCGATTTATTACGCCGATTCGCGCAAAAATTGCCGTGTCCATCAACGCGACCATCGCAGCCTCTTTCGATACCGAAGCGGTGCGCGCGCAAATCATCACCCTATTGTTAAGTGCTTACGGCGTCAGTACCGCGGTAGCCCAGCGCGGACGGTTAAACCCACTTTACCAGATGGTTTACGACATGCTGCGCAAAAATGTTTCCGCGCTTCGTGATCCGGGCAGCGATTTCACCGTGCAAATCGCGCAACCGCCCAACCCGATCCGCCCGGAACACTGGCGCTATATCTCCGAGGACAGTCTTACCGTCAACGTGGCGCGCACAAACACCATCACACCCTATTGGAGACCCTCATGATCGGCGGCACTCCCGTAGAAACGCTTGGGCCGCTGAGAAACAGCTTTGTCGTCGATGAAGTTGAAAGCGAGCTGCGACAGCTTTTTCTTGACTTGTACGACGCCCATCTTTCCCCGCAGGTCGCTGATGAGAACGTCCTGGGCGTCGCGCATCTGGGCTCGATGGAACTACTCAACCGGGCGATGCAGGCGGATGGCTTGGCGCTGCCCAATCGCGGAAACGCATTGGCGTACCAGTATCTCTATCGCGCGTGGAAGGGCAGAAACTCCGGGCGCGGTCTTGAGTTTTTGCGAACCGCCATGCAACTGATCTGGCCTACCGGCTGGGAGCTGGATCAAATGATGCAGCTTAAGTCGGCGCCCTACCCTGCCGCCTTGTCTCCTGCATCGACTACCGGCAACGATGATGACAAGTTTTTGACAAGCCGCGTCCGGGTACTGGTCGATAACACCGAAAACGATTTTCATGATATCGACCAGCTCGCTCCCCTGCTCCGGACAACCACGCCGGCGCGCATAACGCTGTATTTCTCCATTCTGAACCGAATGAAAATTCAGCCAACGGCCGGGGCCGCCATCGGACGACAAGCGCTTAGATCGAAGATTTCGAGCGCGATAACGGGCTCTGGACGTATCCAGGCCGGCGTGTCTCCCACGGCAACCGGTAGCTTCAGCGATCATCGCGGCGCGAAACGGGATGTCATGGGTAGGTTATTGCGCTCCGCAGAACTGCGCATGGCTAATCAACGCCCCTTATTGCCACCGTCCTTGACCCCGATCATGGTGACGGCCGCCATCGCAGAGCGTATCCAACAGGAAATGGCGCGCATCGCCAACAGCACGATTAAAGCGCCTGCGCTGGTTGCGGGCGTCGCGATGCACGGCTCGGCGGTCGACGATCCGAACCGGCCCAGCGCGACCATTTCGGCTCAGATGCGGCGCGCGGCGGGCGCGAGCCTGCTGGGCCATTTCACGGATCAAACCCGTAGCGTCAGAGTAAACGGCGCACGCCGAATAGCCGCCGGCGTCCGCGCGCATAACCAGCGCGCTTTATTGCCGCAATCGATGATGCCGATTCTGGTGTTTGAGGGGTTGTCGCTGGTTAAGGGCGGGCTGCGGACAGGCAGCAGCAGCATGCTGGAGCGTGCCTACGCGGTGTCCGCAAACAGCGGTGCGCATCCCGTATCGGTGGCAACCGAACAACACACGGTCATAACCAGTGATGGCCCCTTGCAGCCCCACTGCAGCAGCGTGCAGGAGCGCGTCACTGGCGTAACCGTCAACGGCAGCGAGCATCCCACTTCAGTTGCAACCGAGCGGCACACGGCAGCGGTCTGCGATAGCGGTATATCCGGTCTGAAATCCTCCTACGAATGGGAGGGGGAATGGGATGGGCGCTACTGGGACGGCAACGTGTCATTTTTCTACGATTCGACGACAGGCTAAGTATGACGACTTTTACCGAATCCGGCAGTATCGCGGCGGCAGTTGCGCTGCTCTCACGAGCGCTACACATTGCCTGGGGAAATGGTAATCCGGATTGGGAAACCACCCGGACAATTGCGGCGGCCCAGTTCAACAATGACACCATTACGCTGCCCTACCGGCAAATCAGCCAACTGGTGATGACATCTGAGGACGGTAAAACAGTTTACCAGCCGAATGTTGACTATAAAGTTCCCGACAGCATCGGCGGCTTTCTGTATGACACCGATAACGGCTGGTACATAAAGCTCATCGATGCCGCCAGCACCGATAGCCTGACCCTGGTGCGCAATCCCACCGGGACCATCCCTGCCGGCGCCTCCGTGGCGGGCAGCTACTTCGTACCCATCCCGCCGGAACCGTACAACTCCACGTCGCTGATCAAGGAGGTTGGACGGCGCACCGTGGATACAGCCGCGTTTATTGTCCCTGATAGCAACGGCGCCATCCTGATGCCCGACGGCAGTTTTTCTGTGTCGAGCAAACCGACCAACATGCTGTTTGTTAGCGCGCGCTTTCAATTCGGCGACGCGGTCGGTGAGTTCATCGGGGAAACAGGCGTGTTTGCTGATACGCAGATCGTTTCCGGTTTGCCGGCTGACCAGCGCTATTTTTTGCCGGCACAGATACAGAATTCGGGGCTGCTGCTCTCGATCGATTATCGCCCTCGGCAAAAGCGCTACGGAACGCAGGGCGAAACGATTTCGCACCGGTTGATTCTGTGAGGCGGCGATGAGCGAAGTAGTCACACCTAATTTACGGCTGCCATTGCCGCACGAGACACTCAACAAGGACCGGCCGCGCATTGCTCAGTCTTTGCTGATGATCGATGTGGCGGTGACGGCAGCGAATAACGCTACAGCCGGGTTGCAAGCGCAGGTTGACCAAATGCGGTTGCGAGATTTGTATCAATTGTACATTTAGCAGGTAACAAAAATGGCAGACAGTTCAGCAGCGCTACAGGCTGTAATTGACAGCGTTTCCGCTCAGGCGGCTTCAGCCTCGGCAGGCGACTTGGCGTATCTCGCAAAAGCCCTGGAGGCGATCGGACCAGCCAGTCAAACCGCATTCATCGCCCAACTGGGAGGAACGCAGGTTAACCTGATCAACTCCGCGAGCAATTCCGCTCAGACGGCTATTTCGAGCGCGGAGCAGGCCGCCACGCAGGCGATTTCGAGCGCGGAGCAGGCCGCCACGCAGGCGATTTCGTCGGATCAAACAGTCGCCGTTGGAGCTGTTACTACTGCGGGCGCTAATGCCATACAAGCCATTTCGACGGCACAGACCACTGCGACAACGGCGGTCAACACCGCCGGGGCGTCGCAAATCGCACAGATCGGCTCGCTCGGTAAATTCAGTGTTGGTATTGAGCCGGCGTCCGGCGGTACGGCTCTCGTCATTCCGACAATTTACACGGAAAATGATCGGAACGGCTTTGGCTGGCCGTTTGGCGCGCAATGGTCAAGCACCGGCCCCTGGACAACGCTATTCGGTTACGGCACCAATGGTGCGCCCGATGCCGTGCAGTGGATGAACATTGCTCTTGGTACCGGGTACGCCAACTATTCCGTCCCCAGTCACGGAGCGTCAGCCTTCAACCGGTACACGACCGGAGCCCGGCGCGAAATCGAGTACGCTTATGGTGACGAGGTGTGCGCGACGCGGGAAATCATCCAATTCAGCGGCGGCAATTATGCGCCGGCCGGTATCCGGCTGCTGCCGATCCGGAACACAGCAAACACATCGAAAACCATCACTATCGGCGTGCATTATTCGACGATGTGGAGCTCGGGATATGAGGGAGCTGGTTTGTATCTGCTGTCTCCTCCCGCGAATACGACATATGGAAATGTTACGAGCGTTAGCGTGTCCGTGCCATGGAGTATTACATCGAATGCCGCTCAATCATATACCACGGTATCGGCCACTCTGCCCGCAAATGCCACCAGTATTTTGATGCTGGTTACCTCCGCTTATACGACAAGCAATGTCGCATGGTCAGCGAATGGTCAAAGTGCCTACGTCGCGAAACAATGTAACGGCTTTTACAACCTGAACAATGTGTTTTCCGACACTGCCCTGCAGCCGGATATGCGCATGGCATCGGTATTAGCCGCCGACCGAGGGCATGCATCCATGGCCTACAACAGCAATACACTACACCTCATCTGGCAGCGCACCGCAACCCTCGAAGGAGATCGATAAACAATGAAATTGTATGCAATTTTCGATAAAAACGGACGGCACGTTGACTCAGTTGAACTCCAGGATAACGAAGCGCCACCGGCAGGCGCGACCGAAATCAGCGAGACGCTGTACGGCCATGCGCTGCGGCTGGATAACGGCGTGCCGATCCTGGTGACAATCAAAAATTATGCGTTGTTCGATGCAACCGGACGACATACCGGCACGGTACAGCTGGCCGATACTGAAGCTGCGCCGGTAGGCGGGATTGAGATCGCTGCAAATTTACTTGGTACGCCGTTGATCCTGGTTAATGCCGTGCCAACGCCGCGCCCGGCGGCCGATATTGAGGCAGATCAGGCAGCGCTGATGCTCACTGCCTCGCGTAATGCGGCGCTGCAGCATATCGACGCCGAGTGTGCGCGCGCAGTTGGCGCGTTGAAGTCCGGCTACCCGTCGGATGAGATTCTGTCATGGGATCAGCAGCTGCGTGAAGCGCTTGCGTTTTCGGCGGATAAAACGGCGGCCACGCCGATGTTGAGCGCCCTGGCTACCGCGCGCGGCAGCACAGTCGATGCGGTGGCACAGCGGGTCAGTAACAAAGCTGCTGCTTATGCGGCTGCTAGCGGCACCGTCATTGGAAATCATCAACGGCTGCGCGCCGAAATCATGGCAGCGATAGACATGCCGGCGCTGGCGGCGATTGACTTAACAACCGGCTGGCCGGCTTAAGGAGAAGCAGCAATGATCGTTTTTACAATTACCGCTGCCGGCATAGCGACAGAAAACGCGGCCATGGAAACGGGAACCATGCCGGTGTACGGCAATATCGTCATCGGCGATGGAACCCCTGCTGATGTGCCGTTCAATGCCAATGATCTCACGCATCAGGTGTTGTCGGTTCCGGTATTGGTCGTCGAGCGCCTGTCCGCAGGAGCTGTGCGTCTACACGCGAATATTCCTCCGGATGTCGAGCTGCGCATAAGAGAAATCGGCCTGCGTCTGTCGGACGGAACGTTATACGCCTATGCGCCGTATGACGAAGCCGCCGGAGGCTTCTACAAGCCAAGCGGATTTGATTTCTCCTTCGACGTAGTGCTGGCGCGCGAGCAGCTTGCCAATCTGACGTTCACCTACACGCCGGTTGACGTTCAGTCGATCGCGGACAGCATCACCAATACCGCGAGAAACGCCATCGACGCATACATGCAAACTTACATCATCGATCTGACGGCGATGTGTAGCCGCATGAGCCGCAATCTGATCGAGCTGCAGCAGCGATCCACAAACGTAAAACTGGGTTAACACAAGGAATACACAAATGACCACCATTGATGAATTGATAGCCCGCATAGACCGGGATCATAGTGATATCTACAGCCTCGTATCGGGACTCCCGCAATTCCTCGCCGGTGATCCCGGCGATATTCCGGTCACTCTGAACGGAGTTCAAGGCTCGATACCGAATCTAAAGAAGCTGACGGCTGCTATCAATATGGCTATTGTGTCGTCGCAGCTGGCTGCTCTTAACGATCAGATGAACAAGCAGTCCGTCACATTAAAGGGGGTAATTTCAGACGTATCCAAATTGACAGGACACGGCTCTCCATTCTGGAACGCCTATAATCTCAACGACCCGTCTATCGGCGATACAAGCGACCCGACATTCCGGGCAAATATTGAAAACGGGCTTCGATTCCCGTTCGATGGGTATGTGGTTAACAATCTAGACCGAAAAGACCCCTCGGTATTTACCAAGATCGGCAATCAAATGTTGCCGAACTATACGGAAAAGCTGATTCCTGGCTACCCGCTGACGTCGGGCGCCGACACCCCTAGCGCGATCGCAACGGGTTATCTCAACATAGCGGCGTACCCGGCATTTTCGCAAACCACCTACTACAGCGAAAACTATTGGGGGTGGTACGGGTGGTACTATGGTTATTATTACTACTGGTGGAATTACTATTATAGCTACAGTCGCGTTTATGCAGTTACCACCACGATCGCGATTAACGGTAGTGCAACGGCGCAGAGTTTCCAGGTTAGCTCGGATCAGATATTGACCGGCGTAAATTTCTGGGCCTATGCCGCAAGCAGCAATCAAAGCTCGAACCCCTATGTGCTGTTGTGCGAATGCACACAGGGTATTCCTGACCCAAACAAAGTGATTGGCCGAGCCGACCCAGTAAAGGACGCGAACTATACCGGGGGCGCATTGACCACTGCGGCCGCGCTAACGCCGACAAACAACATCCGGTTCAATTTCGGTCAGGCTACTTATTTGCACGCGGGTAAATCCTACGCATTCATCGTTGTATCGAACGGCACATATAACCTCTGGTACAACAGCAACTCGTACAACAAAGGTGGGGCATTCTACACACAGGACGGTGCTCAGTTCTCCGTTGACCTGCAAAAAGACCTCATGTTTGAGCTGGTGGTTGCACAGTTCAGCGCCGGACAGCAGATTGTCGAACTCGCGCCGGTATCGTTGTCGGGCGGCATCGCATCGATCAAAACCGAGTTGCAGGCCGTTATCCCTGCGGGTACTCAATTACAGCTACAGGTGTCCATCAATGGCAACTGGCAACCGCTGACCGTGCTGAACAACCTGGACTCCCTCCCGCCCTATACTCCGATTCGAGCCGTCTATACTTGCACCACGGATTTGGCGCCGATCGTGGACGTAGTGAAGTCCAGCGTCACGGCGTTCCGCCCCGCTACGGCGCTGAACTTTTTTGTTAAGCCGATACCGATCAAAAGCGGCTCAACATCGCTGAACCTCACATTTAATATGGTGGGATTCGATAAAACCATGCACACGCTTGATATCAAGATCAAGTTGGATAACGGGACTATTCTCTCGCCCGATGTGGTGCGCCAGTACACGGACAGCGTGGCTCAAGGCATGTTCGACACATTTTTCACTATCCCAGCCGGCGCCATCAGCTATCAATTGATAGCGAAAGCGACAACGCAGGTAGCAACACGGGTGTTCGACGTTACATCGATAGTCGAGTCGTAATTCAGCCTCGTAATCAAATCAGAAACAGCAGGTAAACGAAATGGCAGAATCAACAGAACAGGTATTGGCGCAGGACATCATGCTAGGCGGCCGCATCATCCTCGCCGGCGAAACCGTGCAGATCGATCAGGCAACGCTTGATGCAGGCATTGCGGCGCTGGCGAAGTATAAAAAGCGTGGCGTCATACAGCGCGGTGCCGGGGACATTGAGTCGCAACACGGCAGCACGAACGATGCCGCGCTGATGGCGCTGACGCTGGTGAGCCGGTTGATTGTCGGGTTGCAGGGGGCTCAGTCGCTCGCGGACGTACGGGCCGCGACTGACGCGATAGCGGCGGATGCGACGGCGATATCCGACGTCCTCGTTAATGTTAAGCAGCCGTGGCAGGCAAAGGGCGCAGCAGAGGCATCGAAGAAGATTGCGAACAGGGCGGCAGCGGTATCGGCGCAGCTATAGCTGCGGCGTCTAACGCTGTGTCGTCTTTCGGGGGTTGGAAATAGGTTGTTGGTGGCCGGACATTACCCGGCTACGTCCGGCAATCTACGATTTTATGGATTTATCACCAACAAGAAAGAGCGAACCACGTTGCACGCCCGCGCTCTTTCTTGTTGATGCTCCCGTGCTATATTTTAGCAAGTAACACGAAAATCATCTGCCGGAGATTTGCCGGTTTTAACTATGGCGTAGTTTGGCTTTATTTGGTTTGAGAACGAAAAGCCGATCTTTATGTTATTGATTAATATACGTCATTATAGAAAATACCGCCTTCGGGAGGCAGGGGCCGGAGGTTCGAATCCTCTCACCCCGACCAATAATACAACAAGTTACATTTTGATCAAATTACCTTGCGTTTTTTTGCGTGTTTCACTAAATTATCCCGCCTTTCTCAGTAGCACCATTTCTGCGGAGTTTCCATCATCATCCGCCAATTTATCGAGGCAGGAAAACAGCCTTTCAATCGCCGCCTTACTATAATGCTGCGTCACTGTCCCATATCGATGACCCAGCAGCTCAGCAATATCCTCTTGCGATACATCAACGCTCCGTAACCGCCGGGCAAATGTGTGTCTCAGGTCATGGATTCTAACATCCGGCAAGCCAGCGCGCTTTCTCCCGCTCTTCCATGCCGTATTCGTCAGCCTGGTTATGCGATTTCCATCGCAAGTAAACACCCATTCTGCTGATCTCCCCCTCTGCGAGTTTACCGCAGATGCCGCAACGGAGCTCAGTGGCACAAGTTTATCGTGACCGTTTTTCGTAACCGATCCAGGTTGTAATGTTCAACAAAAACCGGACACCTGTTCAGGCAGCGTTTCTATAAAACTCCCGCTCGAATTCGAGCGGGGACCGATAGCCCAATGTTGAGTGTGCCGGCGGCCATTATAAAAAGCCAAATAATCGATCACACTCAGTTTTGCCGCTGCTTGGGTCTTGGCGCCTGATGCGACAAGCCGATTTACGCTGTAAAACCCGGCGCCGCTTCAAGGCGACCACGAATTCGCGGCATAACCTGCCGGTTGCAGCCAACCTTCTGGATCGCCAGTTTAGCGTCCAGCGGCCCAACCAAGCTTACGTGGGTGATATTACCTATATTTCGACGCAAAAAGGCTGGTTGTACTTAGCGGTGGTAATCGACTTATACTCTCGCCAAGTCGTAGGCTGGTCTATGGCTGAACATATGCGCACTGCGTTGGTCAACGATGCCTTTTTGATGGCGGCTTGGAAGCGTAAGCCGGAAAAAGGCCTGATCTGGCATACCGACCGCGGCAGTCAATACGCATCGGAAAGTCATCGGATGTTATTGAAGCAATACGGTGTTCGGCAAAGTATGAGCCGTAAGGGGAATTGCAGGGACAATGCTGTTGCGGAAAGTTTTTTTCATACACTCAAAACAGAGCTGATTTATCAGGAAAACTACAAAACTCGGGAGCAAGCCAAGCAAAGCATATTTGAATATATTGAAGTCTTTTATAACCGGGAGCGGCTTCATTCGGCCAACGAGTATATGTCGCCAGTGGACTACGAATTGCAGTTTAAAACTGCTTAA